GCATGACAAAGCAGTGGAGAGGAAACTGGATAGGATAATCGAACTGCTGGAGATGCAGAACAAGATGCTGATTGGCATGATTGCTAGTGAGATGGTTGAATGATTACACCCAAGATACCTGAATTGCAAAAGTACCGTAAGCGAATGGAGAGAGCCGCCGACGCGATTGAGTCAGCCATGTATCCCGGTGACACTCTGTTGGTGGAGGACCATACGGCCAACATGAACTTGGAGTCGTTCGTAGAACTGAGTGGCTGCGACCATGTGGTCTTCTCCTTCCCCACTGAGGAGCCCGTGTTCGACCTGATGGGACTGTACAATGACTCGTATGTTCTGAAGCAGTACGAGGTCGATGGCAGACCAGCGAGGGGAGCAGAGGTAGATGACATGTTCAGGACCTTCGACATGACAACGGTGGTTGTGACTCTCGAGACCTTTGCAGATATGGTGCGGCGTTGTAACAAGAACATAACCCCCGACGATTTCATAGTCGATATCGGGCAACCTTGCTTCCTCCTGCACACCGCCGTTCTGGATAACTCGATAGAGTTGGATGGGATTGATACCCTCGGCACCATGAGACTCTCGCCCCCCGCGTGGTTGGTGCTGCAAACCAGTGGCATGTTCGGGTTCGGCAGACTCAGACAGGACGGCTGCATCGAAGGCCTCGGGGTAGGCACGCTGACAGCGCAAGCCATGGCGAGAATAGCAGCCGATTCTAAATCCGATAGCGCTGAGACGGAGTATGAGAGATTCTTCGGTAGCCTCTACACACCACAGACATCCCAGTTGTTCCTGATGCACATGGGGAGGAGATTCAGGCGCATCAGCGAGAGGTTCGAGACGATAGAGGTCAGGAAGTCAATACTATCGAGAGTGAGCAATGCGCAACTCTCCATACCTAGGGAGTTGTTCCTAGCCTCGTCTTACTTGGAGAAGGGCACGAGGTTCATGTTCAAGAACCTAGACAAGTACAACGAGGAGATTGCACTGAGCCTATGGGTAGAGAACGACGTCCTGTGCATGGCACACGAGCCGATTGGGCAGGCGCCGCAAGGAGGATTGAAGGCAGTCAGCGTGAAGACCATGAAGGTCGAGGCGCTACCTGAGAGAATCACCTCTACTGACATACGGAGGATGTTCAGTTTCGGAAGGAAGAGGGAGAAGGTAAGGAACAAGGCTGAGTTCAAGGAGGTGTTCGAGACCATGGGGCTCGAGCCCTCCTCGCTCGGTGGTGCTGCTGCTGACTTCGAGAACTACCTAGCAGCGGAGTCAGTGGGCATCTACCTAGACCCGACCGAAGGCACCACCAACTATGACAAGGAACTGCCGAACCAACTGGAGTTGGCTACCAAACTGATATGCGCTCTCAACTCACCTGAGATGAGAGGCTCGTTGAAGACGGTCAAGGTATCGACAGGCGTCGACCCCAAGACCGTGAGGAAGGCACTGAGGCACAAGGTGCCCAAGATGAGAGTGGAGAGGAAGTTGGTATGGGGCACGGACAGGGTGCAGTACATCTACCCCGGTGGCAGGAAGCGCAAGAGCAACACCGCTGCGAGGTATGTCAGGCCACACCTGTGCAGGTTCTACATCAAGGACTACGACAAGTACGCCGTCTATGACCCAGTGGGTCCTGACGACAAGAGCAGGTACAGCATCATCAAGGAGAGGAGAGGGCACTGGACCGGCAAGGTTCCACCTGACGTGACTTACTCCCTAGGCAGGGAGCCGAGCAACTACTCGAGGATGGCCATCAACTGGCTGAACAAGATATCCAAGATGGAGAACGTGGAAATCCAGCATGCCGAGAACGGAGGCGAACTGAGAGTCGAGTTGGGCAGTGGGAGGTACTACCTCCTAGATGGGTACTGCGAGGAGACCAACACAGCGTACGAGTTCAATGGTGATGTCTGGCATGGCAACCCTGAGTGCTTCTCACCAGAAGCAACACCACACCCACACAGTGACGTGACAGCCCGTGAGTTGCACGAGTCGCAGATGGAGAAGGAGAGGATACTCAGTGAGATGGGGTTCAACGTCGTATCGATATGGGAACGTGACTACAGAAGGGGGGCTCTGGCATGAGCGATAAGTTCCCGTGGAAAGGTCACCACGAGTTCACCATGAGCGAGGTGGATGGGGATGGGCTCTTCCCGCTTCCCGAGAATCTCATAATGGACATAGTTGGTGCCGAACTCAAGTTTTACTTCAACGATGGTCAACTAGAGTGCAAGGTTCTATATGCATCATTCGATGGGAGGGGTAGGTACTGCCCCCTTGATAGTACGGTTGAATGCACAGGTTGTACGTGTTTGGTAACAGACAAAGGTGAGGTTATGATGTGTAAGAAAACCAACAAATTCCTGAGAATAAAAACAAAGGGAGATGATAACAATGAATGATGAATGGAAACCAGATGAAGGACTAAGAAGATGGATGAAGGAGCACTTCGCCAACATGGCTGTAGGTGCTATATGGATGCCCGAGAATGCGGGCGTGACCTACCAGAAGAAGGAGGGCAACAAACTGACGCTGCTGAGGCTAGTGGATACCGAGGGGTGCAGGAGCAACCACGACAGGATGAAGACGGTTGCGTGGGACTTGGGCTACACCATAGAGGACGATGGTGCTGAGTTGGTCCCTGAGCCTCTCAACCAGATGGAGGCACAGATGCAGGAGTTGGACATGAAGAGGAGGATAGCCCAAGGCTGGGCCGACGAGGACGGCACCCTCCTGATTGACATGAACTTGGACGGTGCTTACCCTAGGTTCGTCGAGGACAAGGAGATACTCTTGGACAACGGGGAGACGACCACGGTAGAGGTATGGGAGTACCCGCTCCTCAATCCCAACACCGAGCAGGTTCTATCCATAGACCCTGATGACTACCACCTGCTGAAGGGGGACGACAGGTTCATGCAGTACGTGAACGAATCGGGCCAACTGATGAAGGCGATGGACAGGGCCGGTATGATACGAGCCATAGACGAGGGTGACCTCGGGGTACTAATCGGAACCACCGACCCTAACACTGGCGAGAAGATACCACCTTGGATGTACGGGACATACTGCGAGGTGACGTCAGTGCTTGGAGAAGAGGAGTGACATGGCTAACAAGTACAGAGGCAGGTACTGCGCCATATGCAAGAAGCAGAGGAACCTCGCATGGGACCCGAAGAAGGAGCGATGCTACGATTGCATCATCGAGCAGGGACTATGACTCTTGACTATAAAAGGGAATAGAAGGAGAGATATTGATGGACGACATAATAGCGTGGCGCTCCCCCTGCTTGGAGCACAAGTGGAGGGACGGCAAGGGCATGGTGTTCCTGAGGGGGATAGAGTACTACAAGCAATTGTGGATAGACCTGAGGCTGTTGAACCAGTCCAAGGTCCCCGGCACATGGACCAAGCACGGAGTGCGCTTGACCATAGAGCAGGCAGTGGAACTGCAAGAGGCACTTCAACAACTGATAGGAGAAATGAAAGATGAAGAAGAGAGGAAGCAAAGAAGAGAGAGCAGCGAGCGTGACACACGTTGAGTACGAGATACTCAATCACATAGTCACCGAGATAGACCTCAGCAGGTTGAAGTCTCGGATGTGTGATGACAATGTGTCGAAGGACAGGTTCACCAAGGCTGGTGCGAATGTCCTTGGACTGATAGAGAACATGATGGGGAGACGCAGGCACAAGTTGCCTAAGAGCCACACCGAGTACAAGGAGAAGATATAATGAGCGAGCCATGGATGGAAAAGGAGGACTCGCACCTACATAGTAAGTTTGAGATATGTAGCATTGGTAATGTGTTTAATTCAAACGAAAGAGGCCCCATGGACCCAATAAAATTCACACTACAACGTGAAGATGGTGTGTTAGGTTCAGCCACGATAAGCAATGCTCAGTTCATAGACATGATAAAGAAATTACACGAGTGGTATCTCAGCGTAAATGACTGGCTCATATACTGGGACGATATGGAGTACGAGGAAGTCGCACCCGGAGGGATAGTGCGAGAGAAGAAGGAGGAGAAGGGACAATGACTGACCCAGACCCACGAATAGATTTCTTTTGGATACAAGAGAGCCGAACAGGAAACTCAAGCGATGTGGAAGAGTGGCGGAGGAAGTTGGAAGAAATGGGAATACAACCCTTGAGCAGGTTGATTTTTCCGACAAGCAAAGACCTCGGAGGTGAAGAGGAATGATTCACTTCCGAATACTAGACGAGACCCTGTGTGGTGCTGAGTACACAGAGCCGAGCGCGAAGGCTGCCAAGAACGGCAGGCTGTGTGAGGACTGCATCAAGGTGATGTGGCAGGAGCAGTACAGGAGGAACACGCTGCTGAAAGTGAAAGTGAAAGTGAATGAGAAAGTCAACGTGCGTGAGCATGATGATAGTGAGGAAGAGGAGGCAGGGCTGTACCTGATTGACTTCAGGCAGTCTTGACTATAAAAAGGAATAGAAGGAGAGAGAATGATGAATGTAGAAGAAATGGATTGGACCGACGGAAGCGGAACGGCACTGAAGAAAGCAGGGATGATGCTGTCTAAGATAGAGAAGGACATGCATGACCCTGATGAGGACTACTATGCCGACCCGGAATTGCTAGTGATTGACATGAAGACAGGGTCTTCGTTGACGATAGGCACCGAGGTCAAGGAAACAGGAAAGACGAACGGACGTGGGTACAGGCGGTGCAAGCAGGTCAGGCAGAGAGTCGCTGCGAAACTACCGACCAAGAAGGTCCTGAGCAGGTTGCTCAAGATAGCAATCAGGAACTTCGTGCCCAAGGATGCACCAGACGATGAGTACAGCATCGTCGTGAAGAAGGCGATACAGGACATCGCTGAGGAGATGGCTGATGAGACCAAGTGGGCAGCAGGTGATGACAAGTACGCTGCTGCTATCACAGCGGCTCTGGGTGACATCCTAGGTGAGACATGGACGGTGAGAGCAGGTGACACTTGCACGTCCTTCGCCATAGAGGGAGCAGGGACGACCAAGATGGACTTCACCAAGTTGAAACAGGAAGAGGAGGTCAAGCATGCCGTCGGGGATTTCTGAGGATGACCTAGTGGCTGGCTTCCTAGGCAAGGCCGTGCGCAAGGAGCCAGAGCCTGAGCCGGAGCCTGAGCCACCTAAGATGCTCATAGGCACATGCATAGTCTGCGAGTCCCCCTTCACGTTCGAGTCGAAGAGGGGCAAGAACCCGCAGATGTGCTCGGACCAGTGCAGGGCAGAGAACAAGAGGCAGAAGAAGAAGCCCAAGGAGAAGATTGTCAGGGAGCACAAGTGCAAGACATGTGACAGAATGATTACCCAGACAGGCAGAGGAGGCAAGAGGCTGTTCTGCGGTGTGTGCAGGGAGGAGCGAAGGAAGGAGGCCTACAAGAAGTACAGGCAGAAGAACAGGGTTCCTGTGGAGAGGGAGCAGGGCAACTGCGAGATGTGCGGATGTAGCCTTGGCGTCAAGAAGGGCAGAGGCAGGGTGCGCAAGGTGTGCCCCACTTGCTACAAAGAGCGAAGGCGACAGCAGTCGAGGGACTTCGAGAGGAAGAAGTACGTGCCTGTGGTCAGGGAGTACAAGTGTGCCACTTGCCAGAAGGTCTTCGAGCAGCACGGCAAGGGTAAACTAAGGAAGTACTGCGAGGGATGCTCATGAAATTGGAAGACATATTTGACGTGGAGAACCCACATTGGACTAATAATCTGGAGGGATTCCTAGGAGCAACCGATGCGGTCATGCGCATATTCGGTGATGATGAGGAAGTGTTCAAAGAGCGCATTGCCGAGTACATGTGGCTGGTTGTTCAAAGGAACCTGAACAAGGACACCAAGCCGAGACATGAGAATGAGGTAGAGCACTGTGGTACTTTCCCGAAGGACAAGGGCAAGCCGGGCATCAGTCACTTAATCGCCGATGCCTATCCAAGAGAGGGGTCTTGGGTAACCGCTTTCAAAACACGCCAATCTTCCCAAGATTAGACTTGACATCCTTCCCCTGCTCATCAATCATCTGGTTGAGTTGCTCCTCCTCGATGGCGCTCATAGGTACCTCGGATTCCAATGCTGGTTGAACGTATTCGTCGTAGGGCAACTCATCCACTCTACGTGCTAGTGACTCCATCAACACATCAGGAACTGTGTAATCTATACCCAGTCTTCGTGGGGTTCCTCTCGCCAAGAAGGCAGTGCGATATTCATCCGAGTGCTGGTTAGCGGGATTCTCGGGGCCATAGAACATCGGGTCGTGGATGAGCGGCTTCTCGTAACCAGCCACCCTCATGAAGTTGGGTCTTTTCAAATCAGCCAAGCCTAGCGCCTCCAGTAACGCTCCGTACTCCGGTTGGTCGTATGCCATTGCCATGTTAGCAAAACTGTCTGCCATGTGTTCCTTGTGGGATTTAGTATCAGGGAAAGGGTCTCCTCTTATCTGCTGGGACAGTATAGGGCTGCGTCCTATGAAGCGTGACTGAGCCTCTACTGGTAACTCCTCCGTCGTTGGTATCACTACCTGTCCAGCGAGCGGCCCTATCGGTTTCAGCAACTCGTTCAGATACATGTCTCCTAGGTTGAAGGCACCGCCGACCTTAGTTACGTTAGGGTCTCCTTCCATGCCGTAGACCACTTGATTTCGACCTTCTCCTATTCTATACCCTTGGGAAGGTTGGAACTTGAGAACAAACCACGCTTTCTCAAACGCTTCGCTCATGATAGCCGGAGCGCTATAAATCTCTTAGCACTTTCTAGCGCGGGCAAAAGCCCTTAATGCAAGATACCTGACCCCATAAGTGATGCAATTCAGCGAGTTGGCCATCGCTTGGGAGAGCAGGAGACTTGGTGACAAGCGTGCCCTGCACAGGCTGGAGTTCCAGATGGAGGATGCATTGTCAGCATACACCATCCTGTTCCCAGACAATCAGGACACGATGACGGAGACGATGGCACTGCTCAAGGTGGCAACCGAGTTGGAGACGCCAATCGAGATACTGAGGGAACTGGTGACTGGTTCGGTCTCCCAACTGCTGGCTTCCGAGAGCAGCGAGACACAGCAGTCGCAATACTCACTGGATGAAGTCTTGCGTCTAAGACAAGCCATACTGAAGGACTTCACCTTCATACCCACGTCCAAGCAGTTGAGCGAGCCAGAAGCGAGGTTGTTCTGGTCCACTTTAATAAGAGACAGAGCAATAATTACAAGGGGTGGATTTCTAACTCTCCTAGGTTCGCAACTGGGCATCAAGGCCGATGTGGTCAGAGGGAGCAGAGCATACCTTTCAGACGAGGAGGTCATCGAGTCCATGTTCAATGCCGTCGACAGCCTATTCAATCCCAAGGAGTGGTACCATAGCCCTAGGGTGGCGTTGAGGAAGAGGCCCCTCTACTCTTGGAGCAAGCAGAGGGTCACCGGGCTGGATGAGTACAACGGTGCCCTGTACCAAGAGATACCATTGAGCGGGATGACGGAGGTCGTGATGGAGGGGGAGGTCATCATAGAGAGGACGAAGAACGGGACGGTGGTCGATGCCATCTTCCCAGAGCATCCGGAACTGAGCCTTCAGGATAGGCTCGCCATGTACCACGACAGCAACGACGCCGAGATAGCGTGGCCCGTCCCCATCCCCTCTTGGCACGCGCTGATGAGAACGGATGAGAATCACAGCGTCAGGTTCCCCAACGTATCACCTTACAACCCAACTGAGGAGGGTGGGTACATGCTAGTCAGGGACCATCACATACACAATCTCAGGTTGGATGCGTACAAGCAGGAGAAGGATGGCTCGATGAGCATACGATTGCAGGCCATGGATGGTTACGACGACTACATCGATGCATGCATCTGCCCGGTCTACGAGCCGAACGAGCAGACCAGCATCACGTTCCACCTAGACAGGCTGATGCCTGACAGGGGCAAGGCCGAGGCTGATTGGAACGAGGTGCCCATAGAGCACTGCGTCGTCATCTCGGTCTCCTCGCCATTCATCGACAGGGAGACCAATATGCTTACCAACCCCTCCTACATGTCATTGAGGGACGGCATGGGTATAGAGGACGTCACGCAGTACGTTGACTTGATTGGTGGTGGCAGTGGATAGGGACGCAGTGGGACTGGGGATAGCGCTGACTGAAGTGCGATTCAGTTCATGGTTCGAGAACAGAGGGGACAGCACGTCCAGCGTCAGGCTCCAGAGGAGGATAAGATGGAGGTCCCTGTTCTCCTCCGGCACTGATGACCAGAAGGAATGCGTGGAGTCGTTCCTAGGGAACTACGGGATAAGGATGCAGAAGTCATACCACCGGGTGGATGACGTCGAGCAGTTCCTCATGCTCTTCGAGAAGATAGAGTCAGTATACGGCTACACGCCATCTGACACCAAGGGACTGAGGGTGATGAGGTGGTTGTACGACAACCCGCCTCCAGCCAACTGGGAGAAGTTCGTAGAGTGGGCTCCGAAGTACGATGAGATGCACGAAGAAGTGGAGAAATCTCTCTGACTATAAAAGGGAATAGCCGTTCAGTGCGTATGAGACTGATTGAGAGAGCGATACCCCAGACCCTCAATGACCTAGTCGGACTGGATAAACTGGTCGAGGACGTCGAGGGTTGGGAGAACGAGGGGTCATATCCCCAAGCGTTGTTGTTTCATGGCCCACCGGGGATAGGCAAGACCAGTGCTGCTACAGTGATAGCGAGGACGATGCTGGGTGAGCACTTCAACGAGATGAACTTCATAGAGACGAATGCGAGTGACGACAGGGGCATTGACTTCATCAGGAGCGAACTCAAGTTCGCCATGAGGGCCAAGTCAATAGGAGCAGAGAGGAAGGTCGTCCTTCTGGATGAGGCTGATGGTCTCACACCTACAGCACAGGACGCCATGAGGCAAATCATAGAGAAGTACTCCAAGAACGCCATGCTGATTCTCACGTGCAACGACTTGGAGAAGGTCAGACCTGCGATACGCTCCAGATGCAAGACCTATGCCTTCAAGCCCGTGTCAGAGAGCGCAGGTGCCAACCGTCTGAGTGCGATACTGGGAAGGGAGTGGCATGCGTACTGGTTCAAACTGGATGAACTCCTGAGGAGACTCACCAGAGCGATGAACGGGGACATACGCGCATGCGTCATGTTCCTCGACGGGATGGCCATAGACACTCTCCAAGAGAGGATTGAACTCCTAGAGGCAATGGCCTCTGATGACAATGCTGAGTTGATTGTGAAAGACGAGTGGCACAAACTCAGACGGAACCTTCATGCACTGCTCGACTCTGGTGCACCACTCCACAATGTGCTGAGCGGGTTCTACAGGAACATGAGGAAACACTTCGATGACGAGGTGTACCCTGTTCTCTGGCCCATGATGGCTGTGTATGGCGATGTGCTGGTACACAAGCATACGTGGAGCGGCGATGACTATTCCTACCTAGACTATATGGTGGCGAAAATGAAAAAGGAAAGTGAAAGAATATGAGTGAATTAAGAAGCATAGACATTGAAGAATTGGGCCTCACAATACAAAGAGGACTTGCTGGGGTCGAGGTGGAGATTGCCAACCTGACCATGGTAGTGGATAACTTGAGAAAATCCGTTGATGAAATCAATGGAAGAGATGAGAAGAGGTGGAAATATGACAGATGATAACAACCCGTTTAAGAAAGAAAGAAAGACAGAAGAGTGGCCTGCTGAGGTCATCGAGAGACTCAGCATGCAGGCTGAGAGGACTGGCGAGTCCTTGGAGAAGGTGCAGGAGGCATTCATCAAGCACTTGATGGACGAGCATTCCTGCGACGACTGGGCCGCCGAGAGCGAGGACCTCCTGATTGACTGGGCTGAGTCCTTCGTCATCATGGACAGGAGGAGCGGCGTGAGCGGCGGTGGTGCTGATACCACCACGTTCGTAGGTTGCTTCGTAGGAGTGGATGCCAAGTCCTCGGACAGGAGAGCCAACATCGTACGACGCAGAGCGGAGATGTGGGTAAACAACAGCAACGAAGCCCTAGGCAGCGGCATGGTCGGTCACTACATGAAGGAGGGCGACACATGGGTAATCAACACCACGAACGGCGTGCTTCAGACCAACGAGTCGGTGGAGGAGACTCCGTCCATGGGATTCAGGGCAGGCAACGACTACTGCTGCCTACTGAGCAGAGCGGGCAATCCGTATCCATGCAAGAGCATAGGCAGGCACTATTACTTCCTCGGCAATGAAATCAATGAGTTCGTCAACAACGGCAACGTATCCCTGTGGAGGGTGGACTGCACGGACGACAACAAGGACCGCGAGGTTAGGATAGGAGTCCCATGCAAGATACAGGTGAGGATGCCAACGACTGAACTCGAGGCCTTCAAGGACATCCTCAACACCAACATGAACTTCTGGAGCGCGGTCGAGTACACCGATGACTTCGTCGATGACGGAGTGAAGAAGTTCCTCAACCCGTTCACCTTCTGGACCAGCGAGGATTTCGTCGGTGAGACGTACGTGGACCTAGAGGAACTACCAGAGGCCTACGAGGCCAATGTCAGGACGTTCGAGGGCGCTGATGGTAGACAAGGCAGAGTAGGACCAATCGTCTTCACGAAGGGCATAGTCAACAGGATGTCACCAGAGGGCAGGGAGAGCGAGTACGATGAGAGTGGTATGTCATACTCCCTTTCGCTGACATCATCAAAACTTCAACACATACATGGCACTGGCATCGGTAGCGACATCACCGTATGGATTTCAGGAGCCTGCAACGACCTGAGCCATCCCTTCCACTTCGAGGAGGAGGACGGGGAGAAGTGGCCATACGCCGAGAGGAGTCCGGTGCTTGTCTGCGGAAGACTAGCCATGTCGTCAAGAGATGGAGAGATGATACCCAACATCAAGGCCATGGGAGTGTATGCCAGCGCACGCCGGTCCCGGAGAGGACAGCAGGGTGGTAGCACTGGCTCGGAGCAATTCAACTGAGGTGATTAGGAATGACAGAAAAGAAAACCAAGAAACAAGTAGAGGAAGAACTAGAGAACGTAAAGGCCGCTTATGACCAACTGATGGGGCAAGCACAGGAGTTGCAGAAGGTATCCAACCAGAGGCTCATGTCACTGCGATTGCTGGAGGGCTTCGCAAACTCGGTAATCCAATCGGCAGAGAAACTGAGCAGAGACATGAACGAACTGAACCTGATGCAACAGCAGCCTGCTGCACCCGAGCGGAGTGAGGATTGATGGCTGGGTTCGGCAAGGCGAAGGACCTTCAGGTGGAGGAGGAAGCAGCGGATGAACTCGAGGCCACACCTGTTGTTCAAAGAACTGACTCTGGCGCATTCGCTGCGCTGAAGGCAGAGTTCGAGGAACTACAACAAAGTGGTCCGAAGACTCACATCTTCATGGGAGTCATAGGGCATGAGAACACAGGCAAGTCAGGAGTAGTTCTGCACTTCTTCCAAAATTACTGCGATGAGATATCGAAGAGTGAGGATGGTGAGCCGAAGTATCTAGCAATCCTCGACTTCGATGGCGGCGGTGCTGCTACCAAGTCGGCATTCTACCCTGATAACAAGTACATCAAGTGCTGGGACCCTTGGGTCATGAACGTCAATGACAGGACTGCCTATGATTACCCTGCTACACATGACAGGGTCATGTCAATCCTGCAATACACCTTGAGCGAGCACGACCAGTACTGGGGCGTTCTCGTCACTGGTGTGGACCTATGGGACAGCGTAGCGACCAATTGCATGCGCATCGCTGACCTCGGGTTAAGTCGAGATGGGATAGACGCTGCCGATAACAGAGGCGCTGGTACAGGCAGGAGAGTCGAGTACCAGTGGGATTGGGCCATCAGGACCACGCGCTTCCACCAGATGACTGCTACGTGCAGGGGTCTGGTCAAGAGAGGCGTGAGGGTGTTCTGGGAGACTCATCTCAAGATGACCAACTACAGCAGCGCGAATGAGCAAAACGCGCAATGGCGCCCTGCTTGGGAGAAGGCCACCAACAACTACCTGTTCCAAATCGTGCTGTGCGAGAGAAACGACATCACCGATGACAATGGGGACGTCATCATGTCAGAGTACACAGCGACGTTCGAGAAGAGCAAGACCGATGCCTCGCTCCAAGGACAGAAGAGCATCATATTGAGAACCGAGCAAGGCAAGAGACCCACTTGGAATGGGCTTCCCGAACTAGAGAACCTGTAGGTGATTGGATGCCCACGCTAGTTCTAGACAAGGATGAGTTGTTAGGTCACATAGCCCAGTTTCCTCAGAGCATCAATGACCTCAGGTTAGACCTGAGCGAGGACAAGCAAGTCATGACCTACGCGGTTGGGTATCAGACCCACTATCTCAGAGTGAAGAGGACACTCACCTCAGGGGTAGACAAGGCTGGCTCGATAATCATCTCCGACCTAGCGAAGTTAGTGACCTTCGTGAAGAAGTGCAAGGGACAGGTCACATTGAAGCAGATGGCCAATGGCAAGACTCTGTATGTGTCATCCGGCAATCTGAAGATGAACCTGCCAATCACCGACTGCAAGAGCACGCAGATGCTCCCCAACTTCGATAAGTTGGTGTCCAAGGCAGAGGAGGCGGATTGGAGGAGTTTCGGCATGGATAACTACGACGTCCATGGCACGGCCAATCTGAAGGACTTCAACAGCATATCATCGATGAAGAACCTGATAGCGAACAACTCCGACTTCAAGGTGACTGCCAATGCTGAGGCTGGTGAGATATCCGTCGCTGTCGGCAAGGAGCATGACGTGAGGATATTCGCCACCACTGACTTGGATGACAGCGAAGGGCCAGCGCACACGGTCCACTCCAACTTCGGGCCATGGCTCATGCCCTGCCTAGGGCTCGTATCACCCTCCACAGCGACACTGCACTTCGGTCAAGCGACCGGGCTCGTGGTGCAGCAGGAGAAGAGTAACGAGGAGAGACTGCTAATCATCATCGACCAACAGGAGTGATTCGATGATTGTGGACTACTTCTATCCGGAGGGCTGGGATGGCTTCAGCAAACCACACCTGTATGTGAGAACCCGTAACAATGTGGACGGTCTTACCGTAAAGACTCTAAATCCGGACCACCCCGAGTATTGCGCTCCGCACTGCTGGGTGCCTTCGTTCATCCCTGAGAGGAGGCTCTCTAGGATAGCGGCTAGGTATCCCGGTGTGAAGTTCAAGACTGATGAGACTGCGATGGGCAATGATGGCACACCGCTGTTCAAGATGGAAGTGAGTCACCCGCAGCACCTCTGGGAGATAAAGGAGGAGTTGAAGACCTACGAGGCTGATATCTCGTACCCTGACCAGTGGTTGAAGCACAGATACCCAGACAGCAGGGACTATCCTCTGCTCGAGCCGAGGATATGGTACTTCGATATGGAGTGGCAACCCAATGAGCCCTGCGAGGGTGCCACCACCATGATAGCAATTGACGACACACACGCAGACCATCCTGTCGTGTTCGCTTGGAACCTAGAGGTGGACAGCGAGTGGATGGATTTCATAGACAAGGAGGGCGGGTACATGCTCTACATGTTCACCAACGAGGATGACATGCATGAGGCCTTCCTGAAGCATCTCGAGGAGTGCGACCCTGACATGCTCATAGCCCATGCAATCATGTGGGCTGACTTGCCCCAGTTGATTCGCAGGCTCGGCTCCAAGGCAGATAGGCTGAGTCCCATAGGGGAGGTCATCCGACCTAGGAAGGACGGCTACAAGGAGACTGCTCAACCCATCCTAGGCAGGTTGTGCTTCGACACAGCCGCTAGGTGGGGCACAGGCACAGGGCTCGAGTCCCTGTGGCAGAAGAGCGGCAATGGTCAGTTCAAGAGTCGCAAACTCGCTGACATCGCTGTCGACCTGAAACTCTCCGATGATTTCGGGGAGCAGGGAGAGAAGATGGACGCCGATGTCCGCACTTGGTGGGTCGAGAACTTCAATGAGTTCGTAGACTACTGCGTGCGTGACACCACTCTCCTCAGGAGATGCACGGAGAAGGTGAGTGCGATACCGTTCTTCACCACCATGCAGAAGTTCTGCGGTGTGAGATTCCAATCGACTCACAACGTGTCGAATTACATTCGAGGGCTGATAGGCAGGAGGACCGACCTGAAGGGCCCATCACTATTCAACAGGAAGAGGGAGGAGATGACTGCTGCTTTCATACCACAACCAAAGGCTGGTAGGTGGCCCGGAGTCGCTTGCATCGACTTCGCTGCCATGTACCCTCGGATAATCGTGGATGCCAACCTCTGCATCACTACTAAGGAGAGAAAGAAAGGGGAGGGTATCAGAAGCATAGAGAACGGGACGCATTGGAACCAGAACAAGGTAGGAGTGCTACCCTCCCTCATCAGCGAGATGATGGAACTCAGGAAGAAGTACAAGCGCAAGATGAACGAGGCCGAGGACGAGGATACCAAGTTCAAGTACAACATGCTTCAATTGGCCGTGAAGGTCAACAGCAACGCTTGCTACGGATACGTCTCACAGAAGGCCGTCGGTGGTGGGTGGATAGACCCAGACATCGGTGCTACAATCACGCACTACGGTAGGAGATGCATCAACATGCTCCTATCTGAGAGCGAGGTGCTAGGCTACAAGGCCCTTGCTGGACACACTGATTCCGGGTACATACAGTGCCCATTCGATGAGGTCGATGACCTTGTGGACAAACTTAACGACAAGATTCAAACGACTCTGGACCTCCCCGGCATGGAGATAGAGTTCGAGGCCTACTTCGACTACTGGACCACGGCTGATGTGAAGAACAGGAACTTCGGCATCATCACTTGGCCTGAGAGCAAGAAGGGCACCATGAAGGTGACTGGCTTCGCATACAAGGCGTCGAGCGTATCACCCCTGACCAAGGAGGTGTCCGAGGTGCTGTTCAGGAAGGTCGGCACGGGGGCAGAGGAGAGAGAGGTGACGGACGCAATCAGGGACTTCTCCACTTCAGTGCTCAATGGGGATTGGAACATGGAGAGACTCGCTCCCTATGGTAGGATTGGCAAGGAGAACTACAAGAACACACCACCGCTCTCTGTCAGGGCAGCGAGGTACTACAACAACCACATGGACCCAGTGGACCCCGTGAGGGTCGGTGATAGCATCAGGTGGTTGTATGTGTCCAAGGTGCCGGAGGACATGCCTTACACAGAGGTAGCGGCATTCAGGAACCCAGTCGAGTTGGAGGGCTTCTCAGTCGATTACGGATTGATTGTTGACAAGTTCATCAAGGCCAAGATAAAGAGGGTGTATGACACTCTGGGTTGGAGGTCTCTCGATGAGGCATGCGGGGCCAAGATGCCCAAGAGCCATTGGTAGGTGAAAGAAGAATGAGCAAGATAGAAGACAATGTGATAATAAAGATAGCAAGAAGATGCGTGGCTGGACTGAACAAGTACGGCACTACGATGGAGCGTACCGATTTGTCCAAGAAGGAGTGGTTGATACACTTACAAGAGGAACTGATGGACGCTTGTGTTTACCTTGAGAGATGTATACTGGAGGAAGAGGAGTGAAGGACGGCGAGTTCAGTTACCCAGAGCATCCTGAGGAAAGCCTACCACCGTGGGTCTTTGACTTGGAAGACTGCAAGAATTGCGGTCTACCGAAGAACATCGAGGACTGGATGAAGTGGACTGGGGATTCATGTGACTGCGTGGGGGATGAGGAGAAATGAAGTTCAACCCCAACGATACTGCCTTCTTCGAGAACAAGGAGTATCACGATGATGAGTTGCTAAAGTCTTACGAGAACAGCACGTATGCTTGGCACCCATCGATGAAGGACAAGATACTCAGGGTGAGCAAGTCCTCGATGGGCACTCATGGCTTCTGCCAGTACCAATACAAATTGAAGTACATTCACGAGTTGCCCTCTGAAGAAAACTACACCATGATTCGCGGTACTAACGTGCATGCCATAGTGGAGTACTTCTGGGACCATGTCGATGAGGTGCTACCAGAGGTGTTGGAGCATCTGGAGAAGGACAATCAATACGCTGCCATGGAACTACTCAGGAGCATCATACCAAAGCCTCCTGAGCCCTACATGTATGGGGAGGAAGCAGTGATAGAGAGATGGCTGGAGTGGCAGTTCAAGAGGCTGACACTCCTAGACGGGGGTGAGAACTGGAAGCCCGTTGGCAATGAGGTTTCATTCCACGCTCGTAGGGACGTCGAGGTAGACGGGGAGAGCATTCCCATACACATGAGAGGCTTCATCGATACGATATACTCTGATGGTGACTCTGGCTTCATTCTCATGGAGTTGAAGACAGGCAAGTGGAACCTAAAGACCGCTAGTAAGATGAGACCGGAGATGCAATTCTACAGGCTGGCCCTAGAAGTGGGACAGTTCACCAAGTTCCTACCAGTGACGCACTGGGCTTGGGAGTTCCCGAATGGACATGAGAATGGCATCAAGGACGAATGGGAGATAGAGGAAATCGGTACGAGGAAGACGAGTTACGCACCGAGGACCGTGGAGAACAAATTGAAGAAACTCGTCAAGTCACATATTGAAGATTCATTTCCACCTGAACCAAGTTCGAGGAAGTGTGAATGGTGCGACTTCATGGAGTTGTGCCCAGCGTGGAATGATAATGTGGAGGCGATATGAAATGAATGAGAATATAGAACGAACGAAGAAAGTACTGAATGAACTAATGAGTGAGTTTATCAAAGAACCGTTTGAGATAAACATGAAGACAGGGCTACTGGGTGCTAAGCAGGCCTTTAGCACGAGTATTGGGAGGCAAATGACCCTTGATGTATTTATCGAAGACGGAGAGGGACCACACGGCCTATCCTTCTTGGCATTCGATGTGATAGTGAATCCGAGGTTCTTCATCGACTGGTCGGTGGAGAGGATGGCGCATGAAATCAAACAGAGCCTGATTAGGAAATCTGCTAAATTCTACAAGATTTGATTTTGATGCCATTCATAGACTTGGACTTCCCACGGGAGGTGCTGGAGATAGGCTCCAATGGTAGGAACGGTGGAAGATACATCGTACGCAGTTGGGACGACTTGGAGAGATACTGGAGAGGCAAGAATGGTAGGGGCAATGCCTACTTCACCGCCTATGGATACAGGAGAACCACACCTCCTAAGCATCATCGTGTCGAGTACAACAGTGCGATAGTCAAGCACTTCGTCATGGACTTCGATTGCAAGGACTTCAAGAACGGAGGACAGGGAGTCGACTTCTCATTCATGCAAGAACAAGTGAGGCGCTTGCACAAGCATTTCTTGGATAACGACTTCAGGCACTACGTCTGGTTCAGCGGTGGTGGCTATCACATCTACGTGCCGTTGTCAGAGACCTTCACACCCGTTGATGGTCTGGAGGTAACTAGGATAAAGCAAGGCGGTAGAAACCTCATCCGGAACTGGGACAAGAATCTGGACTTGTCATGTAACGACCCTACAGTCGCGTTCGACTTAGCGGGCATGATACGTCTGCCTAACTCATACAACATGAGAAGAGGCTGCTGGAGCATACCCCTGTCTAGCGAGGAGATACTCACGCTCTCCCATGATGACCTTCTGGACCTAGCGCAGGAGCCTCGTAATGGCTACATCCAGATAGGGGAGAAGGATGTTCATCTGGTCCTCCCAGAGAAGAGGCCCTCCAGATTCAAGAGGACGAAGAAGATGAAGGACCTACCAACCATATCGCTGAATAAAATCAAGGTTCTACCGTGTCTAGCACAAGCGGCACTAGGGGAGGGCAACCCGATTCACAGAGCCAGATTCCACCTCGCCTCATATCTAGGGGACAGGCTACGCTGGTTCTTCCCTCCGGAAAGCGTACCCATGGAGAAGAAAGAGGAGCACGTCAAGCAGATAGTGGACATACTCTCGGAGCAGGGATGGGTCGATTGGGACAGAGATGTAACCACCACTCAGGTCTCCAGCATAGTGATGGGGAGCAATGGCCACAGTGGATATAAACATGCTAACTGTCTGACGCTCATGCAGGAAGGACTGTGCGTGGGTAAGTGCGAATTCTATGATGGCACAGCGGAGGGAATTTGATGTTCACCAACAGATGTAAGGAGTGCAACGCTAAACTGTCCTCCCGAAATGGGAATAGGAAAAAGGCGGTGTTCAGCCAACTATGTGGTAAGTGCTACAAGCACCCCTCTCACGAGGACAGATGCATCTACACCAAGAGGGACGGTAGCAGATGCAAACTGAGAAAGAACTACAGTTGTGACAAGTACTGTGGTATCCACAAAAGAATAGCGGAGCGTGAACGTAATGGCTGATTTAGTGATAGATAGCAACGAGAGAGGACCACTGCATGACTCGGTGATAAGGAAGGCAGAGTCAGTCGGTCTCAGAGTGGGCAAGAGGACCCTAGTCGTTGGTGACTACTTGCTGGGTAATGCTTGCATCGAGGCCAAGTCCATCAGCGACTTGTTCCAGTCCAGTCACAGCGGTCACCTCTGGAGGCAACTGGACAACATGGACGCTAACTACGAGCGCTTCTTCCTCCTGATACATGGCGGCATAGACAAGTACATCGCCATGAGCAAGAACAACGGCAAGAAACTCACTTACACGAGAGTGCAGAACGAACTGATAGGCACGATTGCGAGGATAATGTCCGACTTCGACTGTCAGGTGTTCTTCACGCCCAACCTGAGCGAGGCAGCGCTCTTCATAGTCAAACTGCACAACAAACTGCACAAGCCCGCATCCGCGCACGGTGCCAAGGCAATCAGGAGAGTCAGCACCAATGACGTCAGGAAGGACATGCTACTGACCGTGCCGGGTATCGGTAGTCAAATGGCAGACAGGCTTCTCAAGGAATGCGGGTCAATAGAGGAGATGTGCTACCCCGAGTCGTTGAAGATGGTGAAGGGACTAGGCGAGAAGGGCAGGAAGAAGGTCATCGAGGTCTTGACCAGCGAGAACCCAGTTCACGTAGAGGCAAGCAGGTTCAAACGTATAGAATAGATATTAGAATAACAGGAATTATAATATACTGACCAGTAATCAGGTCAGGTATGAAGCAAGTAGAGCAATATGCAATAGTAAAGAAGAACCCTATTTTCAGAGGGTACCTAGAACACTTCGGTAATACATCGATAGACAACGACATACCCGGTATGTTATCCTTCTTTTTCATACAAGGACAACTAGCGGTACCATATGTCAGAATACCTTGGGGCGCATCTCACCTTGACCCTAGGGTTCATGCCTTCTGGATTCAATCGAGCAGGACTGGCAAGTCAATCGCTTGGGAGTTCATTGGTGACATACTGAAGGACATAGATATACCAACTGACCTGTACACCACAGGGACCGATGCAGGTTTGATTGGTGGCTTCGAGGAGACCAAGGACGCTGATGGCAACGTAGAGGTCGTTGAGAAGGAGGGGTTCCTGAACGGACGCAAGGCTCTCAACTTCGATGAAGGCTCAATCATACTCAACCCCAACAAGCACAGTCAGGAGACAGTGCTCTACTTACAATCAGCATGCAACCCGGTCGGAAGCAACAACAACATCCTCGTCAAGCACACCAAAGCAGGTAGGATAGAGACTGAATCTCTAGTATCACTGTGGATTACCACATACCCTCCATCAGGCGTCAAGGAATACGTGCTCACCAAGGGTATCTTCCAGAGGGTTCTACTGTACTGGTCCAATTGGAGCATGGGTAGGAGGATGAATGTCAGTATGAAGAGGTCCGAATCTGCTTTCAAGAAGATACCAAAGATGGAAGTCAGTTACGAAGAAATCACCGACTATTTCAAAGACCTAGAGAAGAGAATGAGGAACAGGGTACTGGAAGTCACTGAGACGAAGTTCGTCGAGTGGGACAACATGTCCAGACCAGAACAGGAGGAGTTGCTCCAAGATGCCATGGGTGACATGCTAAGCGCGAATGATTCGTTCTACCCCGCTATGTACACTGCCATAGAGGACTACTACGACTTGCTCACTGGTCTAGGACCGGGCATAGGTGAGGTCGTAGCATCATTCATACCGGCAATGGAGAACTACACAGTCATCCTATCCACACACATCGCTCTGATGGAGGACACTTGGGTCGTGACCGACGAACACGTGGACATGGCAAAGGAGATTCTGTATGACCTGTTCAACAACCTCATAGAGTGGCTTGAAGGAGAGGTTGAGATTGGTGCAAAGATTGCAGAGAAGGCAAACCAGAAAGCAAGGTGGCTGGCCGCTCACGATGCTTGCAACCCATTCGACCTAGGTGGTCGAGGTGACAATTGGAGAAAGCGTTCTGACATAATGTCCACATACATGAATCAGAATCAGGTTACTAGGGGAACAGCCTATAACCACTTCAACAAGTGGGCAAGCAGCATGTTCGACCAAGGCAAGGACGGCAAGGTTGTGTTCCTGAGGCTGAGAGACGACGCATGATTCGGAGTTGAGTAAGATGACCGACATACTCTCGCTGGACATAGAAACCAGCAACTACTCATGGGAGATAGGAGGGTGGCAGAACAAAGCCCTCTTCGACCCATCAGTGGTTGCCACGTGGGATGGTGAGAAGGCAACTGTCTTCTCTAAGCAAGAGGTGGAAGTAGAGGGAATCGAGGTCCACCCCCTACACCCCAGAGCATTGGGAGACCACATATCCGATTTCGTCGAGAAGGGTGGTAAGATAGTGGGACACAACATAATCAACTTCGACTTCCCAGTGCTGAGAGACTCTCTGGATTGCTGGGCAATAGGAGACGTCATGCAGAAGACCGAATCCGTATTCGACACCAAGGCCATGTTCCAGAAGGCCTCCCTCTCACATGGCACTCTGGAATCGAGCCTGAACATCCTATCCAAGCACAATCTCAATGAGAGCAAACTCATGGAGAGCGTAGAGGCACCGAAGGCTTGGGCAGAGGGAAAGTACGAAGAGGTCATCAAGTACTGCTTGAGTGACGCTCAATTGACCTATGACCTTTTCATGTTGGGAAGAGACAACGGCATCATAAAATCACGCTCCTTGGAAACCGGGGAGATAGTAGAAGTACAGGTGGAATGGTAGCATGACGGAAAACGAAAACGAAAACGCATTGAGAACGAACATAAACGCAGTGAAGACGATAGTGCACACTGTGAAGAGCACGCTTGGGCCCAACGGCAGGGACAAGATGATGGTAGACGGTGGCGGCAACGCTATCGTGACCAACGATGGAGCAACCATACTGAGGGAATTGGACGTTGCTCACCCCGGCGCCAAGATGATAATCGAGTGTGCGCATACGCAGGAGAGCCTGTGCTACGATGGCACCACGTCGACGGTGGTATTAGCGGGACAACTACTGACCAACAGTGAGAACCTGATGAATCGGGGTTTGCATCCCAATCTCGTCTGCAAGGGTTACAACGAGGCCGCTCACATGGCTACTGATTATCTCAAGGACTCATTGTCCAGAGACGCCTCGGATGAAACCTTGACGTCAGTAGCGAAGACTGCTATTACAGGTAAGACATTGGACTCTGCGACCGAGACGGTATCCCAACTTTGCGTGGAGGCAGTCAAGAAGGCAGGAGACGCAGAGAAGGTGAGGGTGCTCAGTCTACCGGGCGGTTCGCTCAGGGACTCCTATCTGTTCAACGGTGCCATAGTCAACAAGGACTACGTCATAGAGCACGAGGTGGACATGGAGTGTGACATACTGCTGGTCAACATGGGACTGGAGCCAGAGAAGACAGAGCAGAACGTACAGGTCCAATTACAGGATATGAAGGGCTACAACGCATTCAAGTCCTCGGATAGGGAAAGCATGCTAGAACAGGCTAAGAATCTCACCAATCACTTGCCCAAGGGTGGTGTGGTGTTTGTCAGGGATGGTGCCTCTGACCACGTCTGTGCCTATCTCAAGAAGCACGACATCGCAGTGGTCAGGAGACTACCGGAGAGCACCATGAAAGCCCTCTCGTCCACGCTGGGTCTGCCGATAGCGCAGATGCCCTCGGACGTCGAGTGCGCTGCTAGAGGCAAGGTGCACAAGCAAAGGCACTACGACGTCGATTACATATTCGTAGAGGGCATGGTGGACTCAGACCAATCCACGCTCGTGCTACGCGGTGCCACAACGACGACGCTAGATGAGATTGAGCGTGGCTTCGATGACGCATTGGGGGTCGTCTCACTCGTGATGAACGGCGATGGCGTAGTCGCTGGTGGTGGTAGTGCATACGCATCCATGGCCTCATACCTGCGCTCCCAAGCAGCGACCGTAGAGGGAAGGGCACAGATGGCGATAGAGGCATTCGCTGAGGCTCTGGAGATTATTCCTGCGACTATAGCGGAGAACGGTGGACAAGACCCATTGGATTGCATACTGAGCCTGAGACACGCTATTCAGGATGGCTCGCTAGACATGGGTCCGGACTTGGAGAACGAAGGCATAGTGTCAATGAATGAATCGGGCGTCGTAGAGCCATCCTCCCTCATCAGGCAGGCTGTGCTGAGCGCCACTGAAGTCACCACGGCCATACTCAAGATTGATGATGTCATAGCAAAGAGAGGAGCGTGATGGGACGACTGATGAAGCGGTTGGAAGTGAAGTGTAGAAACTGCAATCACACTCACGTCCCACATCGTCTCACTGCTAGATACCACAACGGGGATACCACTGCGATAAAGAAGAGAATACAACTGTGGCAGTGCAAGAAATGCGGGCACTTCTGGCAGGACTCCGTATTCAAAAAGAAGAGAAACTTGTTGCCTAGAATGACCAGCGGCGGAGAAAGTTGAATAACTAGGCGGTGTAGATTCTGCACCATGGCGTTGTTCCGATGGATGGCTCGCAAACTCATGACCGTGATGGGCTATGCATATGTCTGGTTGGACAAGAGGGTCAAGTACACGGATGAGGAGGTCTCTGAGGTACTCGGTCTCAAGATAGACGAAGACCTACAGACATCATCGAGATACGAATTATGCCGCATAGTGGAGAAGGAGTTCAAAGTCCCGAAAGACACCTTTTGGCATCTCCATAGCACACAGAAAATTAGATTCGCCACTCAACAGATTCGTGAGTTGAAGAAGCCTAGCAAATTCGATATGGGGTATTGAGCATGATAGAGATGGACCTTCGATTCCTAGATGATTTGACGGTTGATGTCCCTCCTACCGTCACAGTGGCAACTGCGTTCCTAGTATTGGCTCTGTCTTTCCTCACCTATCAACTGAGGCCATGGTCAGGATTCAGACCGTAGGTCTCTAAGCCATCCAGTCTGGTTGCTCCGGGAAGTTCTCCTCTGCCTCTTCGGGAGTATCGTAATCATTGGGCAGGTCGAGAAGCGCCTGTCTGTATGTAGCCAACTCTTCCTTCTGTGCATCTGTCAATAGTGAATATGGTATCGCTAGTTGATACTTATCCATGTTCAATAGTTCACTGTCTCTCTTTCCTCTTACTTCTTCCCAATCCATAACATCACCTATACGTCAAAGTGACACCATATTACGGCAGCCACTTCATGTATTGAATTTGACCCGGCATTGGCATTTCTCCTAAATCCTATTGAGTCATCCGCAGCAAACACCAAAGGAGTAGATAACTCAATGGTTTTTACTCTCTGATTAGCATTGGAAGTTGCTACTAGAGTGTCCATAGTTACCACAATATCCTCAGTAGTCACATCAGCAGTTCCACCGCTGTGATGTCTGATTCTCCATGTATCGCTCTTAGAACTGCTAGTGCTTAATGTGCCTCCGTAGTAATGTAAAGTCAAAGCCATTATCTTACCTGCTCTTGGCATAGCCATAGCGTTTGGACTGCTAGTTCCAGCACCACCGACAGGCATTCTCATGTCTATATTGCTTGTTCCCATATTGTCTCTTTGGAAATACAAAGGCCAGTAGAGATTGTAATTGTTGGCGCTTGTAGAAGCGACGTTTCCTGCGAACACCGCGTTCAAATCACCTTGCAATAAGAGAGCCGTCTGTGGGCTTGTTCCGGTATCGTCAGTTTGGAATTGCAGTTGCCCGCCTCGACCAGAGGCATCTGAGATTGCGTTTATCTTCGCAGTTATGCCCTCACCAGAAGCATCTGCGTTGTAGAACTCTATGGTACCGAAGGCGGTGTCATCTGGGTATGATGTGTTGCTGTTTCTGAAACGCATGATAGCGGCACCAGTTCCGCTTTCCTTTATCTCGAGCAATCGGTCAGGAACATTAGTGCCTACTCCTAAACGAACGTCAGAAGTAAGAACCATATTGGTTGCGCTTCCATTCTTGAAAATCATATCATCATCGGCAATGAGAACCAAGTCATCGTCAGCACGAAGCGTGACATCAGACCCGTCAGAGTTGGTAGAAAGAACTGAATTAGCAGAATCAGGGTGAAGTCTGTATTCACTTGAAGTTCCAGTCTTACCGAGAAATAGAGTTTCTGCCTTTACGCCACCACTTGTGTAGATACCACCTTGGTTGGTGGCGCTAAATACGCTCAAGTCTACCGTTTCTGCTACGGAAAATCCTGACCAATCTTGGCTATGGGATGCATAACCTAGTATGGCATCGTGGCCCACTATATCGCTGTCAGGGAGCCACGTATCTAACAAATCCCAAGACCGATTCTGCTCACTCATGGTCATGTAAGACTCTAGGTTGTTATTCGCATTCGACACATAGACCTGCAAAGCCGCACCAGCATATGTGCCACTTTCTTTTATTCTTAATTCAGTGAATACAACAGTAGAGTAGAAGTTGTATGCGAAGACCTGTATGCTGTTTCCAGCACCGAAGAAGTGCGTGGCATTCAACCTACAAGAGCCGTGCCTACCGCTATCTACATCGTTGATTAGGAACTCACCGAACGCCCTTTGCGCCGATGTGGTTGCATCTCGGCCCTTGCAGACCGCAAACGTGTACCAACCAACAGCCAAATCGACTGTTTGCTGCTTACCATTACCATAGTCCAAACTGCCGTTTTGTAGGTTCAGTCCGGTGCATTCTATCGTTCCTGCCACATCTAACTTTGAAGAAGGACTCGTTGTGCCTATCCCGACATTACCATCAGAGGCGAATCTTACTCTCTCAGTGCCACCATTCACTTTGAATGATATGCCATCATGAGCGGCTATGCAAAGCCCGTCAGGGTTAGCACCGCTATGGTCTATTACTGTGATTGAGGGTTGGTTGGTATTGAGGAATCCCTCGCGGAAGAATAAACCTGCACCTGCTCCTTGCTCATATGCGTCAATCAACACACTACCCTCGACATGGAGTTTGGCATCAGGACTCGTAGTGCCTATGCCGACATTGCCAGCAGATGTGACCATCCATCTGTATGAAGTTGTATCCACATTGTATAACCCGAATGCGCCACCGCCGATACCTGCATTGTCAGCACCGGATACTATTCTCCACTCATCTCCGCCTGTTCCTGTCGCATCGAGGCTAATCTGCGAGCCTGTCGCATGGGATGAATCAACGCTCAATGACACTTCTGCGGCATCTGAAACATGAAGTGAAGTGCTGGGACTCGTAGTGCCTATTCCGACATTACCAGCAGGTGTGATTCTCATTCTTTCAACGGCATTGGCATAACCACTTGTTGTGCCTGTCTTGAATATCATTCCGGCTTCAATGCCGCTTGAACCAACTGAGTTAGAGAGAATCAAAGCGTTGTTGTCGGTACTGCTCCCCGAATGACTGCCAATCGCTGAGTGTTGTGTCCCACCATCTTGCTCAAAGACGATGAATGGTTGGTCTGTCTCATCGTTGTTGTCCGTGTCTGCCTCAAGGATGAGGACAGCATCACCCGATGTTCCGCTTGAGATGTGCAGTTTGGACTGTGGACTCGTAGTGCCTATTCCGACATCACCATCACCCTTGACAGTGAGATACGATGTGGATAGAGTTCCTGCTGAACCGGGTCTTAAGTTCACATCGCCGTGTGCGTTAGTCACATCCAGTATGTTTGGCGAGCCTTGGAAATGAAGACCTACATCGTAGTCAGTGCTACCATCAGCACTTGTCAATTTAATCATGTGGAAGTCCGTGTTTTGGTCTTCCACTAGGAATGTTCCATCAGTTCTTGTGTTTCCTTCAACGTGTAATGTATCGGTTGGGGATGTAGTGCCTATTCCGACCAAACCCGCCGGAGTTATGGTCATCTTGTTGGAGTTGTTCGCTCTGATGGCGAAGTTGTTATTGCTTGCAGAACCAACGAATCCCGTTCCACCCGTTGAGCCGAGGACTACGTTCTCACTACCCGTTGGCTCTAGGATTTTGATGAAGGCATCATTACCACTACCCTCAAATCTCGCCGCTTCGTTGTTTGCACCTGCAACATGAAGGGGAACTGCGGGACTCATAGTCCCTATTCCTACATAGCCCTCCTGACCTAGAATGGTGAATCGGTCGAAGTAGGAATTCGTTCCTATCTTCCTAGTTGATATTCTCAGGTCGCTAGTGTGGTAGTCATCAGATGCACCGCTAGAACCGGAGTCGCCCTGCACGTTGTAGATTCTGATTGTCTCATTACCACTCGTAGTCGTATGCTTCCTGAAACTAATCGTGGAGAGGACATCACCTGCGCTCAACTGACTTACGTTCTGGTTGTGATACAGATTCAATACAGGATTCCTACCCTCAATCACCGTGCCGTAAGAGCGAGTTGCTTGTGGCGACCCGTTGGTCTTCACCGGCTCTGTTGATTGCCATGCCGAGTTGGAGGAATAAGTCAGAGTGGTGCTACCGCCCAATTTCTTCGCTATCTCGTTCCAATTGTAAGTACCATAATTACCGTACTTCTTCATCCAGAGTTCTATCGGTTGCCCCCATCCCTCGGTAATCATCTTGAAGGAGTCGTCTTGTAGATGAACCGTGCTTATCAGGGATATGACTTTGACACCCATAGTATGTGCGCTGTTAGTTCCATTGGACCTACCATAGACGTTGATTATCGCTTGGTTCTGACTCCCTACATCCACCGCAGTAATACCTAGAGTCAGGCTCAAGTCCCTGTATTGATTTGTACCGGGGTCCCATTCCAGAATCTTGCACCATGTATTAGCACCATTCTCCGTTCCTGTGCTTCCGCCCGCAGAGCCACCAACATGCTGTGTGTTGAAGGAGAAGTGCTTTGCTACATCAAGGTCTTCCGTCATAGCAATGTCACCATCTGCTTCAATGGTCATCCTAGCAGAACCAGCAGTAGTGAAAGTCTGAGTATCAGTACCGAATGCAATCTTGTTGTTGGTATCACCAGAATGAATAATCTCAGAACCCAATATAAGTTGGTCTTTGATGGTGACATCCCCGCCAGTATTTACAACGAGAGTGTCGTTCTGTGCCGTACCTTCTATCTTGAATGGGTATGTGTCTGAACCTGCGTAGTCCTTGACAATCAGCGCACCACCATCAGTGTAAACGAGAAACTCCCCTTCGGAGTTCTGCATGTGGAATCCTACTCCACCCGAACTACCACTTGCGGCGGCAATGGTTCCCTCCACCTCTAGTTTTCTGTCGATGCTTGCTACTGATGCTGTCTTCCCGATTAGAACTTGCCCATCCTCTTTTATCCTCATTCTTTGAGTTGGGTTCCCTCCCTCTTCACGGGTGTAGAAATTTAGAATACCGCTTCTATTGTCATCTGTCGCATTAGCCTTCTCTCCGGCTATCTTCGCCCACCAAGAAGTACCACCACTGGAATCATCAATGCCACCGAAGATAACTGCCCCGCCGGGGTTTGAGCCATCGTATGCAGTTTGAGTGTCAATGAGGCTCAGGTGCGCTTTGTAGGTGTTGGTGTATTGCGAGCCAGTTCGCACATCGAGCGAAATACCGGGACCCGTAGTGCCTATTCCGACCCTACCATCAGCAGTAAGTATCATCTTCTCAGTGAGGTTAGCCCCGGAACCATCTCCTTGCGAAGTGAAGAACTTGAGCGCACCATCGAAGTCTCCGGGGGTATTCGGGTCGCTGGTGATACCACGAATCTCAGCGACAGTGGTGACATCGTTGCTATTCTCGTTCATGGCGAATTGTATCTGCCCCAGTGTGAAGACACCAGTGCCACCGTAGAAGTTGTTATTGTCGAAGTGTGAGAGTTGTATTATGCCGGGCTCGTCATCGTTCCTACCTGAGACCCTCAGTTGGGCATCTTGGCCACCCACATTCGTGTTGTTGCTGGTCAGCGTGGAGATGTATCCTATCTTCAAGGAGTCCCTGATGGCCGAGTAGCCAGAGCCATCTACGGTTATCCCCTTTCTTACTCTGAAATTCTCCTCTGCCATTGTTTCACCATGATTTCACTGTCCATCATTGTGCTGTAATTTGCGTTGCCGACACTGCGTACTTATACGTGCCGTTGCTACCGGGTGTGAACTTCACGTCCACCGTCCCACCAGTGCCATCCTTGACAGCGGTCACTGAGCCCAGTGGTGTGCCGCTGGACGCCATGTAGGCGTATGTGGTCATGAATATCGCAGCATCGTCTGCTGGTGCGCTGGCACCCTTCCACGTCACTAGCACCTCGAAGGCATCTATATCTGTACCATCGCTGACTTGACCCACGAACTTGACTGTTCTGAAATTGCTATAATCGAAGTCAGCAATGACATACGCCGAGCCCCCTGTCCAAGACTGGCTGGCTGCTGAAGAACTATCGAGGAGTACTGCCCCTGAATCAATTCTTAACTCGCCTGTTGACATCGACGCAGCAGAGAGATTTCTGAAGGCAGATGCATCTTTGTTAGCATCAACTACGACTGCTTTGTTTGCAGCAATAGTACCATCGGTGATTCCATCGAGTTTCTCTAGGTCAGTCTCATTGAGGTCGGCGCTACCGATGACGAATGATGTGGTAGCAGCGACTCTTCCTGTCACACTCAATGATTTGTTCATGTTCCACCTCGTGCCTAAATCGGTATAGGTGAATGTGGCACCGGCGCCATCGACGGTGAGACCAGCACCATCAGCCGCAGCGGAGTCAGCCGCGCCTTTCGCTACGGTGATGTTGAGGTCATCTACGTCCAGCGTCGTGCTGTTTATCGTGGTGGTGCTACCATCCACCTGTAAGTCGCCTTTGACGACCACCTTAGACGTGGAGCCGTCGGCGTTGTCACCACCAGTCAGCACCAACACGTCCGCGACATCACCGTTGCTTGTTTGTGCTACTTGCAATGAGAGTCTACCCTCTTCAGAGCCAGAAGTAGCAGCAACTACGTCTGCTTTCAAACCAGCGTAAGTAGTGGTGTTTTGGCCAGCGTCGTCACCCTGAAATTTTATTGTACCTACTATGTCACTTGCCGCTCCCGCAGCGCCCTTGTCAAGCCTTAATGAGATATTAGGCCCGCTAGTGTCATTGAAACTATGTTCTAGCAGCAACTGAGCAGGCGCGTTGTCAGTAGTGGTGTTGATGTGAAGCGTCTGCCCATCGTACGTAGCGGTAGCCTCCCCATCCAACTCGGTGGTCGTGCTGCCTATCGTGACCAACCTGTTTGCACCTTGGTTGTTCAGTGCAGTGATTGTCCCACTGGATTGTGCAGCCCATGACATGACACCAGCATCGGTGCTCGAGAGAACATAGCCTGAGGCAGCGGGAAAGTCAGTGGGTAGGGTGTACGTCTGTGTGCCGGTGTTGTTGCTGGAGATGGCGTTTATCGATGCTTGGAATGCTATGTCCCTCACATCTCCACCGCTCGTCTTGCCTCTGAAAGCGAGGGTGTGGCCGCTGCTACCATTGCCATTCAGACCAATCACGAAATTTCGCATGGCTGCTATCTCCTCCTCGCTATCCGTGGTCTTGAACCTGAGGTAGGGAGTGAACCCCTCTCTTATCTCGAGCCCGTTGGCTACATTGTCTGGCATTATTATCTTGGACCTAGCACTGTTAGCAGTGGAGAAGTCTATCTCAAGACCGAGGGTTGCACCGTCTGGTTTTATTTTGTCAGCGCTGATTTCACCGGCATTGGTGAGGTTGCCCTCCGATAGGTTGAGACTGGTCGCTGTCAGGCCAGTGAATGTACCTGCTGCTGGGGTGCTTCCGCCGATGATGGTGCTGTCAATGGCACCACCTCCGATAGAGACCTTACCAACTACTAACGAGCCGGTGCCCTTGGCATTGACATTAATGTCGATGTTGGTATCAGTGCCGTCAGCAGCCAGCGTGGTGCCTGATAGGGTAACGCCAGCAGCAGCCACGTTCGTGTCGAAGGTGCCTGCCAATGCATTAGTTGCCGTCATGTCGGTGAAGGTACCTGCTGCTGCGCTGGCCCCACCGATGGTTGTACCGTCGATGGCACCACTGTCGATGTCGACGTTGGTCATGTCCTCGTTGTTGAAGTCGATTGCACCAGCGGCGGTGAATGCTCCAATCTTAGTCGCAGTCAGAGTGTCACCGGAGAAACTCAAATCGCTGTCATCACTCAGGACTCCGTTAGTGCCAGCGAACACAACACGCCCAGCAGTCAGGCCATCAGCCGTCAGGGTGGCTGCTCTGAGGTCATGGGCGCCTATATCCAAGTCACCAGAGGACGTCAATGACGAAATCCCATCTATCGTCCCGCCGTTTATGTCCACCTTGGTGATGTTCACCTCGCCCGTTCCCTTTGGCGTGATGTTGATGTCGATGTTGGTATCAGTGCCGTCAGCCGCTAACGTGATGCCTGATAGAGTGACACCAGCAGCAGTGACGTTGGTGTCGAATGTGCCTGCGAATACGCTGTGTGCGGATGGCACGGTGACGTCACCGTCACCCACCACTATTCCCTTCTGCACACGGAAGTCTGTTTCAGTCATTCATCTCACCTCAAGTCAGTTTAGCAATCCCCTTCCAAGCCACTCCGAACGTGTACGCCTTGCTTCCCACACCGGGGGTGATGACTAATTGTATGTTGCCACTTGCCTCTTGTGCCGTCAGCGTGCATACTGTCTGGGACGCTGATTTGACTGTTCCGTAGATGGTAATCATGGCAGCGGAGGCACCAGTGGAGCCATCATGCGTTATCACAGCCTCATGGGTCTCATACGCGCTGTCTGTTGAGTTCTCTATTGACACCAGCAACTTTGCACCCCTGAATTCGGCTTTGCCGAAGAGAGTGAGGGGGACTGCCGCGTCGCTACCTGTACCGCTCGTACCAGTCACGTAGCCGTGCCCAACGCTCTCGTACTGGAAGGACGCTAGTGGGGTCGCTTGGTTGACACCGACCCTGTTGTTGGCCGTATCTACCTTCAGCACGCTGGTGTCTATGGTTACGTCTCCGCTTCCTGTAATCGTGCCGGTGTTGACAGCATCGGAGAAACTGGTCGCCCATCTGATGCTGCTGCTACCGAGATTCTTACTGCTGTCAGCACTCGGGAAGAGATGCTGATTGAATGTCCAAGAATCAGTGGAGTCAGTGAATAGAATGGTCTTGTCACCATCACTGCTGTCCAGCGTGATTCCCCCACCATCGACTGCTGCGTCATTGCCCACACCATTGCCGAGGACCATGTTGATGTCCTCGACGTTCACAGTGGCCACGTCCAGAGTCGTGGTTGTGCCGCTCACGGTCAGATTGCCAGTCACAGTCAGGTCCTGATTGACGGTGAGTGTACCAGCGGGACCTATGGCTGTGATTGTATTCAGATTGGAGGGCAGGTCACCACTTGCTATCGTGTCGAATATGATTGCATCAGGCGTGCTGTTGACTTGCAGGAACTTGTTCGCCGCGCTAGTGAAGTTGGCTGGTGTATCGGTGAGACCTAGAATAGTGGTAGCACCAACGCTGTCTCCATCGAGCAGTATCTTGGTCCCGCCTGAGTAGAGCCTGTTGCTGTCAGCGCTGTTCCTCCAGAGCGAGTTTGCTGCTGTGGTCTTGTATGGGTTCTTGCCGATAGGTGTGAACTCAATGCCGGTCGGACCGAAGATGGGCTTGCTGATGTCGACTACGCCATCGACAGCCAACTTCCCCTCTCTGTACAGAGGGTCGTTGTTGCTGAGGGCAGTGAGCGTGCCAGCAGCGAAGGTGACTGAGGTTGATGTGACCGCTGTGACTGTGCCTATCACGGCACCAGCGTTATTGGTTCTGCGCAGCACGTCACCGACTGATATCTTAGTGGTGGCATCTACGGTGTCGACGACTACGGCCCCAGTGTGACCGCCGCTGTATCCGCTGCCGTTGTTGACAAGCACCCCCGTAACCTCACCTTTGCTGAACGTGAGGTCGGCATCGGAGGTGTGGTTGCCCGAGCCATCAGATATCTGCATTCTTCCGACCACGCCATCGGCTGCACCAGATACGTTGGTGGAGACAAACACCTGCTTCCAGTTGTTACCATCGTAAGCAATCATGGCACTGGTGGAGACGCCTATGGTGAAACTTGCATTGCCTGAGTTACCATCATTAGTGGCGTTGTAACTGATTGTGTTGCTACTACTAAAGTTGAATATGCTAATCATGTGGCTTCTGGGGAAGGACCCTTGTGGATTGACTTCTATGTTTCCAGTTGGAGTGAGATGAAATACGTTGCCTGTGTCCACCTTGAAGGTCTGATTGTTACCATCAGCGGCTACTACCACGTTATCGGGCCCCAGTCTCGAAGTGATGCGGCTGCTCGATTGAATACCGCTGAAGTAAAGCACCGACTCCCCATTTTCGTTACCGCTCATCCAAAGCGCACCAAGGGGGTTGTCACTCTTGGTCAGTGCACCAGTCTCGTCTCCACCCCCATGCATGCCATCCAGTTCGCTGGCTGAGGTGATTCTGTTAGTGTAGGTCCCCACGGTGTCCTTGGTCATGGGAGCCATGTAAATCGGGGAGTTTCGTATGAATGTCCTCATGTCGTAGATGGTGTCTACTTCTAGTTTCAAGTCGCCTCCGCTTGAGTTGTGAACGCATTTGACCACGGCTAGGACTGTGCTCTGCTTGGAGTTGAGGTTCAGGCTCTCGAGGCCACTGGTGTCGGAGAGGAAGCCCTCTGGGGTCACTGGGAATCCACTGGTGACCTTGGTTCCCATCTCCACGTGTACGTTGTGATAGCCGCTGTTACCGTAAGTCGAGACGTAGACCACCAAGAGCACTGTGTCTCCAGCAGTCGTGAGAGCAGTGTTAGTGCCCTCTATTCTGCTTGCTTCCAGCGTTATGTTGTAGTCGTTGGCGTTGGTTCCTACGGTGTAGTTCCCGAAGTCGACGACCATGCCATCAATGACAGCATAACCTGCTTTGATTGTCAGGCCATTGGTGCCGTTCGCTGCAACCGCCCCTGATAGCGAAGCGGGCGTGTTGCGATTGCCACTGGTGCTAGTGGCACCGTCCTCCAGAAGGAGAACGCCGTTGCCATGTATTCCCTCTAGTAGATTAGTGAGCGAGGGGGACATGATGAAGTCGCCATCTGTGAGTCTGGTGGTGTGGTTCTTCTTTCCGCTTGGCACTTCACTTCACCTCTATTATCAACTGTAGATTGACCTCGTTGGTCGAGGTCTTTTGAATCGGTCTGAAAACATGCCTAGTGATGGGAGTGAAGTCGTTGGTGCCTCTGAGTTGCACAAAGACCTCCTTGAGAGTCTCGCTGAAGGACTCGCTCGATGGTATGACTCCCTCGACCAAGAGAGTGGAGTTGTCCAGTATCCTGACTGTGGGAGTGATGGTGATAGCGGGTCGACCGGCGGCCCCGTCGGTCGAAGTAGCCGGTGTGCCATCGAACCCGATAACCATCTCGTTGATGTTATTTGCGATGGTTTCCACCATCAGGCGCTTCAAATGGTCGTTTGCTGGCATCACATCTCACCTCTTACTACTAATGGGGTCGACTTGTTTAGCCCAATGCTCCTGATGTCACCTGTCACGCCCGGTCCTATCGTTACTGCTCCACCTATCTTACCCCTATTGGTGTTTCCACCTATGAGAAGCCCAGTGCTCCCAACGTGGGTGACGGTGATTATGGGCATCACGTTGATTTCAAAGCCCTCGAAGAAGGAGAAGTTCTCGTCGACGATTTGGTTCACCTTTTCGTCACCAGTGTCATTGGACGCCGAGACACTACCTTCTATTATGCCTTGGAACACTCCCTCTATGCCGATGTCAGCATTGAGGAACACGAAGTCGCTGTTGAGGTCTGCCATCTTGTGTCTCACTTCTAGAACAGAGTATTTGCTGCCATCGAAGAACACAGTGTCACCGGGTCTCAAGTCCCATAACTCAGGGTGGCCATTCGATGTGATGCTCCCAGTGAAGAGGGAGTTTGTCTTCAGTATCTGTCTAGCGACTCTTCTGGCCTGTTGACGATTGGTGATGGATGCGTCGAACACCGGCGACACTCCCTCCACTATGTCGTTGTCGAATCTCCCCTGTTGCTTTTCTCGGTCGTCCATTGTGAGCAGGAGATTGTCATTAAGGGCTATCGGCCTACCTTGGACTGTGATTCTGTTCTCCGAGTTCTCCACGGGGTTGGTGTCTCTGTCTCCCAGTCTGACGTTCGCATCTATGGAGCGTATGGTAGACGCTGCATTGTAAGGAACGTACTGTAACACGCCGTATCTGTCGTACATCGGTATCCTGTTATCGTGTCTGGACACGAAGCGGAGTGCTGATAGGAGATTGATGTTCTTGAAGTCAGCAGCGAGGAACACGTTGCTGACGGTTCTCCTTTGGCGATTGGTGTTGGTGCTTCGCATCGCGTTGCCTATAGAGAAGGCTGTCACCGTACCTGACAGCGAGTCAGCCAACTCAGTCGCTAAGTCAGTGGTCCTCAGACCGATGTCCACTATCTGGCCCATTCTCACCCTATCGGTAGAGAAGCCTATGTCCGAGAGTTTCTTGCCTTTCATGTTGCGAAGGTTCACTCTGAGACCGTTGTTGGTCATGGTGGATGTGCTTCCTATGATTCTCTTTGATGGCTCATCCGCTGAGTACAGGAGCGGGGTTGATGTGTTCCTCCCACGAGTGCTGAAGACCGTGCTCTTGAGGGTGTGACCAGCAGTCTCCTCGTGTGACAGCGTCACCGCTGACTCGGACTCCGCTATGGAGTATGACTTCTCAGTGGCCACGTAGTAGGTCTCCGCGTTCTTCTGCTCTATGGTCACTCTGCTCTTGCCGCTGCTGCGTGGCTCGACCTTGGCGAAGTGCACTGCATTGTCGACGAAAACTGGTCTCCTGCTCTTCGTGGCTATTGCAGTCAGAGAGGTGTCAAACGCTCCGTTGCTGTTTCTCATCCTCGCCATCAACTACCATCTCCGCTGTGCTCAGTAACGCTGAAGGCGACGTCACCGTCATGACCCTTGCCATGCAAGGACTGGCTGAACCTCGCCTTTACCTCGTAATCCACCCTTCTCAGTTTGTCGTCGCTCTCCTGCTCCTGCTTTCTCCTAGGCGCATCCGAGCGGTGGTGTTGTATCGTGTTCTCGCTAATGACCAGACGTGATACGGTGGATTCTAGGTTAGTGTTGTCGAAGCCCGTCACACCCACTCCGGGTATGTTCGGACCTTGGCTGGTGGGAACATCTAGGCTGTTACCGGGTGTCATTACGTACACTGGGATGTATGGCCCGTTGCCGTCTGGTGTCGCTCTGGACGCTGGCGTGTTGGCAGCAGGTGTCCTACCACTGGCTACCTTGTAGGTGTACAGACCGTATCTACCACCTGAGGTGCAATAGTAGTAGTTGGCATCGTACTGCGGAGTGCCTGAGGATAGGGAGTTGTGGAACCTGAATACCTCTACGTGGCTGTTGTCCAGCACTCTGATTGGGCGAAGGAGGAACTCAACCGATTTGTCCTTCTCGTTGTTCCTCACTGTGTCACTCGAATAGTTGTCAGGGTCCTGATATGGATTGGAGGTGTCAGTGGAGCCGGTCAGGCTAGTGACTCCCCAGCCAGTGTCATCGAAGAGACCCGAGTACGATTTGCTGTCAATCAGATACGTACCACCATACGGTCTGAATGTAGATGTGTGGCTGAACTTGTGAGCAGCGCTCACCACAGACCCGCTGGATGACTGTCTAGCGAAGGAGAGAGCGTTGTAGTTCACATCAGTGAGAGTGCTTGCACTGCTAGTCTTGACTTGGCTCCCTCCTTGGAGCAGGACCCTCTGGCCTATGTCCCTATCCGTGTGTAGGCTATGTGCCTCTGTGTTGATTACCACGTGATGCTGCTCTATGCCCTCCACCGTGTCAGCGTCTATGCCTATCCTAGGGCTCGTTCTGGATACAGCATCCTTGTGTACGCTGCTCCCCACGACCTCCTCGACCCTGTCGCTCACTACGGCATCCGGCTTGAGCAGACCGTTCTCGGATATCCCTAGTCTAGCGCTTATTCCTCTTGGGACCTCATCGGATTCTAGGACGTCGTTTCGAGGTCTCATCAGACCATTGCCGAATGGTGGCTCTGCTGTGTTGTGACTGAGCACCATGCCTGTGGTGTGGGTAGGTGATGAAAGTTCGGTGACTACGTCCTCGTTGAACGCAGTGGGGTATCTGACTCCCCTGCCGTTGCCCATGTCCCCGACTCTGAGGGAATGCGTCGGTGCGAAGACATCCACTAGGTTGCTAGTGTCATTGTTGTTGGTGTCATTCAACACACCGCCGAATCTGGGTATGGTATTCCCGGCAGTGACGGATATGTTCCCGCTGGAAAGGTCGGCAATCCCCTTGAGGTTGTAGATTGGCTTGGCATCGTTCCAGATTCTCCTGTAGGGGGTTCTGGGCTGGTGCACTACCGAGGTGAAGGAGACATCGGTCGTCAACCCTGTCACGTTGTCACTCACTGCCGCGCTGCCTACTGTCGCTTGATTGAGCCTGACTTCTATTGCATTGTTGGTCCTAGTCGTGGTAAGGGTGCCGTTGTGACCGTTGACGCTGTTTATGGCAGTCTCGAGATTCTCAGCAACCGTGCTGTTCTGGGATGGGGCTGCGGCATCGTAGAAGACGTACGTACCATCGGTGCTGCCGTTCGCTGCGGTGTTCGAGGCCTTGTACTTCTTCAGCGTCCCTGCCGCATCAGTCAGTCCGAGGAAGTTGTCTCGAATCCCGCCACCGCTGAAGTTGGTCTTGCTGATGTTGGAGGCAAGGTTGTTCAGGGTGATGGCCGCTGTGTTTGCCCCTATCGTCTTCTGCGTGAGGGTGATAGCGGCGCTGCCAGCCGCATCAGTCAGCACAGTGCCGTCGTGACCATTGCTGTGACCTATCGCTATCCTCAGGTTGTCAGCAGTGGCGACTGCTGATGCTCCCTCTTGGAAGGCTATACCACCAGTGACGTCGCCTATGCTGCCCCCGCCATTGTTGCCGTTGCCTAGAGCGTCACCGTTCTTCACTGGCACGTACTTCTTCGTCGTCGGGCTCGACTCGTTGTCGATGATTTGTATGAAGGGTGTGTTGGTTGCGTTCTCCTCCGTCACGCCTCCTGAGAAGTTGCTGCCTGAGATTGTCGCAACGCTGTCTGCTATGTTGCTCTTGGCCAGTGCGGCGCCGTTGCCAGCAGTGCCAGCCAAGTCATGCGTGAGGCCGACGCTTCCACTGCCATTGTTCTGTGCTGATATTGTGTTTGGGTGTCCAGACGACCCATTGATTGCTTGGACTAAAGCAAGACCAGCGGCCCCGTTGTTTCCATTACTAGCGAAGTTGAAGTACACAACGGATTTGGTGCTACCGTCATCGAAGGTTCTAGTGCCAGTAGAGCCAGTAGGCTGATTCGTTGAATCATGTGATGGGAAGTAGTTCTTCACGTTACTAGCACTGTCTGTTATTGTGAAGTAGTTGATTGTATTGTCATTGGAGCCCGTGGTCTCACCCAGTATGAGTTCGTTGATGCCACCAGTAAAGTCAACGACGGCTATCGTATTGGGGTTGTTGGTGTTGTGGGAGGCAAAACTGCTGCCAAGAGTTAGGGTCGCACTGGTCGCTCCTACCCTGTTGGGAGCAGAGCCCGTGGGAGCAGCAGTCAGAGTGATGTTCTGTGTGTCGTCTGCACCTAGTACATCACTTACAACTTGCTGTGGTTGGGACAATGAACCAGCAAAGCCCTGACTGTAAGTCTCCACTGCTCCTTTGAAGTTCCTCGCAGTAAGCACGACAGAAGCACCGATGTTGTACTGCCTTGCACCCGACGGGTAAGTGAATTGCCCATTGTTACCGCTCAGGGCAGCACCGTTGGTACCACTGGTCCTAGCGAACCACTTAGTGGTCTGTGCGCCGTCTTCGCTCACTAACTGAATGAAGTTGTTCGCGTCTGTGTTATCGGAATCCGCAGGTTGAAGTCCGAATTTTATCTGGGCTGATTCTCCCACTGGGAAGACGTCCGTGTTCAGTCCATTGCTGTTCGCTATAGCAATCGAGGCAGTTGCGTTGGCAGGACTGACATAGTTGGTTATGTCACCCGAGATGGTGATTTGCGCAGTGGAGGCAGTGTCTCTCTCGAGGCTGTTGAAGGAGGTTATCGTCACTGTGTTGGACGGGTTGTCAGCACCAGCGGTGTTGGTCCTGTCCTCCTCGTAGGCATTGCCGCAGTCCCATGCTGGGCGGATGCCGAATCCACGCACTGGAGCGCGTCTCACGTCCTCTCCGCGCTCGTTGCCCCACCAGTCCACCAGATAGTACTGGGAGGCCACAGAGAGGCTCGTTTCGCCCTTCCCCTCGCTGTCTCCCCACCAGTCCCTCTCGACACCGCTGGGGTTTCTCAGAGTACGCACAGGTGTGCCGAACGGACGAGTCATCCTACGACCGTCGCTGTACCTCACTTGCACGTTGGCTTGGTCGTGCCCTAGCATGCCTGTGAAGTTCGTCAGCCTCTCCATCACACCCACGTACGTGGTGGGGAATGTGTCATCATCCGTACCGTTGCCAGACCAGCCCCAGTCAGAGGTCTCAATCTGCACTAGGGGGCCAGCATCATAGTCTAGGGTGTTGTTACCCTCCGTATTCGCCGTCTCCTCGTGTTGGAATCTGACTGGATTGACACCGTAACGAGGCTTGTTATTGGCTTGACGTACAGCGTTACGGTATCCGTACGGCCTCCTTCTGGTGCCACCCATGCTCCCGACTGCGAGGCCATTGCTGAGCGAGTAAGAGCCATCGTCATCGGCATCGGTCCATTCCTTGTTGGATGCCGATGAGAAGTTGCAGTTGTCCGTTGTGGCATGCAGGTTCCAAGTCGAGGACGCATACGAGTATACGTCCAGCCTGCTGGCGTGGGCACCACCACGGCTGCCACAGGGCCAGAAGCCACTTAGCATCACGTTGGTTCCACCGGCGTCGTGGCTGGAATCACCAGACGTCACTTCCCCTGTCCTAGTGCTCTTGGGGGTCTTGATGAGGAAGTCGAAGGGACCAGTGCTGATTACATGCGAGAAGTCGTGGTAGTGAATGGTCTCGAAGTGCTCTGGTAGGGAGTTGTACGAGTCCTTGTCGATTGCACTGCTCGTCAAAGTGGTTCTACTATCTGAGAAGTACGTATTGGGTCTACCTAAATTAGGATGCCACATACACATATATGCGTCAGGTAGGAATGCATTGTTGGTATCTTGGTTCCCATCCACTATGTCCGGAAGGATATGTGCGAATACGCTTCTCTCCTCGTTGGTGAATATATCCCCAGCAGGCAGAGTGTCGTATTTGTAGGACAGACGCACTACAGCGCCATCGTAGAGATTCGTCCAGAACTCATCGGAGCCCGCTTGCAACTGCAAGTAGTCGCCTTGATTGACATCGAATAGAGCACCACTCCTGCTTTGCAGGGTTTTCGTGTATCTATTCCCATTCTTTCCTGTGTATTCTACTACTTGTGAGTAGTATGGAGATATAGGGAATGTATTTGAGTTGCTAATTTGTATTTTACCAGATGCACTACTGAATGATACCACTGTACTTTTTGGATTTATAGATATATTTTCACGTATACTTGAATATATATCGATATACGTTGAGGTATATCCATTGATTGTTAGTTGATTACCTACACTACCGAAGGTGCTTCTTGAGAATAGGTAGTAGTCATCGGGACCATATTGGCTCAGACCCCTGTAGTTGGTCGCATCTGTGCCTTGGGGACCGTTCTTGTGCAGTATTGACCACCAAGGTATATTCAGAGTATAGCCCGGTGTGGCATCGGAGAACATGACAGCATAGGGGAATCCCCTTCTGGTGAATGACGGAGACTCTGTCAGTTGCACACCGAGGGGGTTGTAGGACATGAGGGGTGGTATGTTGGTGAACTGACTGCCGTAGTCTGGACTCACATCGAGCATCATCTCGTTGATGAACACCTCGCAGCCTCTGACGTCTGCTTGCACCTCCTTTGCTAGAATTAGCCCTAGACCCCCTATCTTGGTGCTTCTGCTCGAATCCCTCTTGATGCCCACCACTGTGTTGACCTGTTGGCTCGTGAGCCCCACCGTGGCGTTGTTGTGATATCCTATGAGTTGGTTGGAGAACACGTTGGGTTGGATTACTATCTGATAGGCACCAACCTCAGCGGGGTCTGGGAAGTGCTTCTCCAATGTGTAGTTGGCACTTGCCTCTAGGATGATGGTGTGCCCTCCCAAGGAGTTCATGGTACCTGCTGTTCCAGAGGATGCTAGTATTCCGTAACCATCATATTTCACACCCGTCTCGAACATGAGCGTAAACGCGCCTCCATGAATGTCGCTGGGACCGCTGGGGGCTGCGTTTACACCACTGAAGTTCACCTCTGCTTCGAGTGGGTTTATGTTATCGACGAATGTTATGCTCTGAGCCGTCTCTATGTCAGACAGGCTGTTAGTGGGCGTCTTGTACTTGTTGAGCAGGTCAGTGTCCTTGAATGACACTGATGCGTTGAAGTCGACCAAATGCCTTCTGTACAATGACTGGTAAGCGGGATGTGCCCAATGGCCGGGTAGCATCGGCATCGTGGGCGTGACGAAGTGATGTCCCATCCTCGGGTAGGGCATTGGCGTCATCTTGGGTTTGCTATATGCGTTGTATGCGACTGTGTCACCGGCGAAGTATCTGGTGTGTGCCATATCTGGGGAGTTGCCACTCACCTCAGCATGGTCCCTCATTCTCCTAGCAGCGAAGAACCTAGTCGAACCAGCAGGCACGTAGTAGGACGGTACCACCTTGAGGTCAGTCACTGTCTGTGCGAGCATGAAGTCAGCGAAACCCACATCACCTACGACAGTGATGGTGGTGCTACCAGCGGTGGTGTACGAGCAGACTGCACCTTCGTCAGTGGTTGGGTTGTAGACTCTCAGGAATCTCCTGTCATCCATCACCTCCTTCGTACCGAAGCCACCGCTGAATACGCTGGAATCCAAAGTCTGGCTCACGGTCAACTGGCTGCTGGTGGAGTTCCATGCCGTTACCGAGACCGTTTGGTTTTGCAGGCTGCATGCTCCTGATGAGCCGGAGGAGTAGTCGTACACAGTGGGATACCTATGGGTATGAGTGTGACCCATCTTAGTGACGTGGAAGAAGAGCGTCCTGTCATGTAGTTCGTATGAGGACTTGAGTGGGTTGTTGTTGTTCCAACCGCCCACTTCGGAATCGAACGTCACTGGGTCTATCCTCTCCCAGTTGTGGTCCTCGTATGTGGGAGAGTTCCTAGGACCTGCTACTGAGTTGTCGAACAGGTGGCCTATGTGCGTCTCACTGAGGTCTGGGTGTATCATCCCACCCGAGCCCATTGTCTCGTTCTGGTAGGCCTGTATGGGGTCGAAACCAGAGCGTACGATGAGGTTGCCGGGTATGGAGTCGGGGTTAGGTAGCATCACCTTCAGGTTGGGCGTGTTACCGCTATTGGCGAGCGCTGGTGCTTTCCCATTGACGCCTCTGTCTGGTGGTGTCCTGAATCCTCTGATGACCGTGCCTAATGGGCTCCCACCTTCCAGCACATGCTCCTGCCCGCTGTCATCGATGACGCTGATGCTCTGGAACTGCACCTCCTCGTTTGGTATCTCTAGCACGCCACCCACTGAGTACGGTACCTTCTTGATGAACTCAGGATGGGCTAGTTCCTGAGCCTGCAACACAGGCATCATGGCACTGTTCGTAGTCTCGAAGGAGAAGCGCACGTTACCGTACACCTTCTCTCCAGTCAGGTACGATACGTCGGATGAACCCGTTGTGTCCACCCTAGTGACCCAAGGAACTGCACCGAGACCACGGGCGTTTATCGCTGGTAGTGATAGGTTACCGCCATCCATTCTCTTCCATACGACGTTCTCCACTGTGAAGTTCTTCACTGGTGAGTTCTCGTACATCTGGAAGGCGTTGACGTCACCCATCCAGTACTCGGTGGGATATGATACGCTGTTGCCGGTGCTGGCTGTGTAGGCAGTGCCGGTGTACTTGTCAGATGATACGTTCCTCTTGGCGTCTCCAGTTTGGAGAAGCGCTGAGCCTATGCTCTGGTCTAGGTCGAATAGCAGGTCACCCGTCTTGTTGAGGCCGGGTATCGCGTTCTTCATGGACAGGTCGTTGTCCTTGTCCGTCTTGTCGCTGAACGCTGTGAAGAATGACCAAGTCACGCTGTCTGACCAGTTGGCGACGCTCTCATCACCAGTGGGTACTGAGGTGCCGCTGACTATGAGTGCCTCCACATTCGGACCTGCGTTGGCTGGTGCGGTGAACCTGTCTTGGTTGTGTATCCTAGGGTCGAACTGGGATGTACCAGCAGAACGTATCTTGTTGGTGCTCGTCGTCTTGAGATGGAGCCAGTCGCCATTGCACTGTATCAGGTCACGGTCGTACTTGTTCTTTAGCGCAGTCTCGCACTCATAACTGACCACTAGGAACGCACTGGTGTACACGCCTTGCGGGTGTGTCAGTTCCTCAGGTAGGGTGGTGGTGTAGTTGGTGGGCGACGACCAGTGGGTAACGCTACCAGTGGTGATGTCGCTGTCTTGGAAGTAGGGGGTGAGCGTGCCTGTTGACCAACCATCTCCATTGGCATCTGGGAAGTTGACGTAGAACCTGCTCTTGGTGAGAGCCTCAGCCACATTGGTTCCTATGCCATCGACTGGGGAGACGCTCTCTGGGCTGTGCTTCATGGGTGCGACTACCGGCACCGAACTATGCACGCTCATCACGGTCCCGGCAGTGCCGTAGGGGGAGAATGCTAGACTTGGATGATAGGCACCGAGACCAGCAGCGTATCCAGTTGTGGTGCTCGTTGCACCGTTCTTGACTGTAGAGACTGAAATCTTGAGGCTGTTGAGATGCGAGTACCTCTCTCCGTGCCAGCCGACTGCGCCGATTGGTTTCGTCCTGTCTATCGCATCTGCTATGCCGGAGAAGTGGACCTGCGTCATGTGGTCGCGGGTGCTGTCATTCTCGTTGTTGAAGCGTATCGTACCAGCCTTGGACCATACGAATATGGTGGCGTTGCTGGCTACTGCTGCGAAGTCATCAGCGCTACCATTCGCATGGTCCTCCCAAGTCTCCTTGTCCTCGAACTCGCTTTTGCCTTCTATCCTGTTGGGTGCCAGTAGGAAGGTAATGTCACCGCTTGCGTTTATCTCCCTAGAGTGGTAGCAAGCCCAACTCACTGCATTGCCCACATGCGCTCTCAGCCATCCTGAGGCTGGCACCTGCTCTGCCGTGACCTGATTCGGGTTACCCGTATCGACTGTGATGAAGTTGGTTATTTGATTGGGTGATACTGACGTTGCCTGCTGCACCCCGTTCGAGGACGTTCCTACGGAGACCCAGCCGTACCTGTCCTGCCTCAGGGAGTTACCCATCGAGGGCATGTGAGTACCTCCAAGTGCCTTCAAGGCACCACCACCGGGGAATGCGTTTATCGCTGCCCCTAGAACGGTTGCCAGTTCCTCGCCGTTCTGTGCGCGTGTGGCATCCACAACGATGTACTCCATCTTGGAGTCGTTGGTGGTGACGGTATCGGAGGAGCCTATGTAATCGAGAGTCTTGCTCAGCATGGCTCCTGATACCCTGAATGCGGCTGGGTGTATCTGGTCTGCTCTCGGCCAAGAGGTGCCGTTGATTCTACTGGAGGCTGATGGGTGCGGCGGGTTGAATGTGATTTGGTTGTCCATCCAGTGCCCACCGGGATGGAAGCCACCATCCATGTGCCATACCGTGTCGGCGGCCATCGCTATACCGTATGCTATCACCGGAGTGTGCATCTTGGGGTGTATCGGTAGGAGGTGGATGACGTTGTACGGTGTGGCATCGCTGAACTGCTGTCCATAGTGCCTTCCATGTGATGGTCTTTGCAGGAACTTCCCCTTCATGCAATAACCTGCCGGGGTCTCCCAGTTGACCATCGCTCTCCAATGGAAGCCAGCAGTGTCGTTGTATCGTGTCTTGGTCAATGGGCCGAATGCGTAGTTGTCGTTGTCGATGGAGTTGGGGAACAGCAGGTTAGATTGCCCGTCGCTGTCTGGTACGGACGCCCATGTCGAGTTGTTGGTCGCTGTGACTATGAGTCCGGGATTGGGCTCGAACCTATTGCCCGTGTCTGCGCTGGAGTGTCCTAGACCAGTGCCGTCAGCAGCCTCCCTAGTGAATGGGAAGGCCTGACCGGGACCGAAGACGAGGTACGTGGTCTTGTTCTCAGTGCCATCGAGATGGTCCTCGTACCTCGCTGTGGGGTGTGGGAACCTGAGCACTAAAGGCACTGGCTTCGCTGTGACCACGTCGCTCGCTAGGGTTGTGGTGCTATGCAAGTCAGGTGCAAGCACGTTGTCCTTGTTGAACGCAGGTGGAGTGATGCTACCACGATGCTGGTTGCACAGCGCAGCACCGGGGAAGAATGCGAACATGGCGTTGGCATCCAGCATGGCGAAACTCGTGGATATCTCATTCGCATTCTGTATCCCAGCCACACCAGTTGGTCCGTTTGCATATGGGTGGGTGTAGAATGACGAGTAGTCGTTCTGAGTGCCGTCGTTGACGTCGAGGGTGACGCCACTGAAGCCACCACCGAAGAACAGAGGGACGCTGTGGTCCTTGCTGCTCCTACCGCCTCTGAACATCACGATGGGCTCCGAGAACACGCTACCCACGGAACGCAACCCATCGAAGTCGGGATTCGTATGAGTGGATAGTAGGTTTCTGTTGAAGGTGATTTCCCTAGGCATGTTCCCTATCGAGTTGTCTATGTCCCATTGGAGCACTGTGTCGCTGCTGGTACCGACCTTGCTCTCAGCCACCACTGATGCTGATGGTGATAGGTAGACTCTCTTCCTCTCCCCTAGTGACTTTATGATGGAACCAGTTACTTGTCCCGCTGGTATGGCGAAGTGGAACATAGATGCTGACAGAGTGACGCTGCTCTGCCAGTTCTTGGTGGAGTTGTCGAGTGACTGTCTCTTGTTGATTATCAGGTTGTCAGCGATGCTGACTCTGAGGCTGTCCAAGGTGATGCTCGTAGAGGTTCGTGCTGTGACTCGGCCCAGCACCCTATCAGCGTTATCAGCGATTAGGTCACCTACCACTATCTCGTTTGTGGGATTGCCAGTGTCCACGGCTATGGCACCAGTGAATCCCTCTGAGAACTCACCATCGGTTACCAACTCGCTTATCGCGGTCCAAGCGGTCTCGTATCTCGTCAACGGGTTGTCTATCTTTGGTAGTATGTGGTCTCCTGAGGTTCTGGTGAAACTGAGCCCCTTGAGACCACGAGCCCACTCCTTAGTGCTCGCTTTGTTGTTCTTGGAATCAACGAACAAGGGAGTTGCTGTGTTGGCGTGAGGGCCTCTTGCGACACTGTCTATTTTGAGTATGTTGAAGGGCAGGTATCCGCAATCCACGTTTCTGCTACCGTCTATGACTGCATCAGTCAGTGCTCTTGAGGTGTCGAAGTTCCAACTAGCGGCACCAGTGGGTCTGACTGTCTTCTTCAACTCACCGAACTCTAGGTGCGCGGCGTGTATTCCGAAGTCCCTGTGGAGGGTGGCTGAGAAAGACTCGTTGAGAGGTGCGACGTTCTTGCTGGGATTGAACGCCCTGATGGTTATCGCATCTTCCCTCACGCCCCATTCGCCGAAGGTCCTACCATCAGTGGCGTACATGTCTCTGCAATCGAACTTGAGTCCGTCTGGATTGTTTATCTCATTGCCAGCGTTGATTGCAGCAGCAGTCGCAGCCGCGATTAACTCATCCGTTACGAGGCAAGTCCAGTTCAAGACCGAGGTGATGAGGTAGTCACCGCTCGTCCAAGAGCCGGGTAGCCCTAGCACATCGAAGAACTGTGTCCCGCTCCTGCTGCCGTATGAGAGAGTGAGACCGACATCCGCATCGCCATCCCCATCCTCATCGGTGATTTGGATTATACCATTCTCTCTGGGGAAGCCGAGGTAACCTAGTTTGTCATCGGTGAAGGAAGTATCGAAGGGCGCTTGGAACGCTATGGTCATGGTGGTGCTACTGACGCTGGCTGTGACTAGCGTAGCAGCATTGGGAGCACTCACTCCTCTCCATCTAGCACCCTTCCACTTGTTGCCTAGAGTCTCACTGACGAAAGTGAAGTCCATTCTCCCGGTAGCGTCATTGTCACCTTGCATCGAGTTGCCTATCGTGAAGCCGCCTTGCGCGACGTCCCTGTCATCGAAGAAGACGCACACCTCCTCCTCTATGGTTGTGGGTAGCACTGTGTTCTCATTGGAGAAGGAATCTCCATCCCTCCTGTAGATGTACCTCACGCCGTGCTCGGTACCCACGTTGTCCTTGAATCTGAAGCCGTAGATATTGGACGTGCCCACGTTGTCCGGTAGTATGTCAGCAGCAGGGACGTACGACCCGTAACTGGTGCTCGTGGACTCTCCGTACCTGTTATCGAAGGAGGAGTCGTTCACCTTGCCGAAGCCCCATTTGCCAGCGTTAGGTGCCCATCCCGGTACACCGCTTGCCACTAGGCCACCGAAGTTGATTCTGGCCATCGCACGAGAACCAGTGCGCAGGCCTTTGACGAATGTTGATGATGAACCCTTGACGTCAAGAGACTCCGCATTGATTGAGTTGTGGCTCTTGCCGCTGATGGAGTCGGAGACTGCTCTCAGCACTGAGTCGTCCTCGAAGTCAGCGACGCTCTGTACGTCCTCCCCGCTCTCCTCCGATGTGATGTACTGCTGCAAGGTGGTGATGGGGGCGAACGGCCTTCCATGCTTGTTGAGGGGCATGGGTGCTGGATGCATGAGTTCGCCCTCGGTCTCCTCGGGTAGAGCCCAGAAGTTCCTCCATCTACCACCGTGACCTATCATGAACTCTGGTTGGTAGGTATCCTGCCCAGTGCTGTTGTCCAACCAGACGCAGAAGTTCCTGCCTGTCGCACCGGGGACCGTGCTGTGTATGACCACTGATACCCCTATGTCACCGTTGAGGTCCCTGACCTCCCTCCCTATGTGCGCACGTAGGTAACCCATGTGCGTGCCCTTGTTCTTGTCATCGACGTGCCAGAAGGGTGAGGGGTCATGAGCGGAACCGTTCTCTGTCCTTGCAGTCAGAGCGCCGTGTTGGTTGATTAGCCTCACTACCTCCTCGGCAGCCTTTGTGATGTTCACCACTCCTTCCTTGTTCTTGACGACGCCCATGTCCACAGTCAGTCTCCTGACGAAGTCCATGTCCTTCCACTCGGGCAGGTGTTGCAGTCTGCCCTCCTCGTGTGATGTCAGGTCCAGCGACTCTGCCCTTATGCCTCTGAGACATAGGAAGGCTGGTATCACTCTAGTGCCATCTGGCGTATCGAAGAAGGTGGAGGGGTCTCTGAAGGTAGCCCCAGTGGTGCCCTCTCTCAGTTTGATTAGTTCTTTGGTGAATACGTCTACGTTCGTACCAGCAGGCTTCCTACCTAGGAAGTGCAGTTCATCTGCGACCTTGTGGAGCACCACGGAGTCGTTGGTTCTGGGAACGGTGCTGTTACCGAGCCTGATGTTGGACAGAGTGCCACCGAGGGAGTACTCGGTGTGCACGTGATGACCATGGGCCTTTCCGTATATCCTGACGCTGGTGCTGCTCCTACCATCAGTGGGTAGGGTGTAGGAACCAGTGGGGACAGTGCTCCCCAATAGGTCGCTGGATTGCCTATTGGCTAGGTCATGTGCATACGCGCTCTCTATGAATTTAGATTGCTGGGTGCTCCTGATGAACGGGTTCTGCGAGGGGTATCCGTTAGTGACGTCAATCTGCGTGGTCCAAGGGCTCGGTCCGCTACCCGCGTATTGGGCATTGACCTTGTGCAACGGCTTCCTCGCACTGCCCTCTACGACCTCCTTTCGCCATCCCAGTTGGGTTGTCTCTGGGCTCGTCTGCACCTGCATGAAGATGTCTTGAAATGCCACGAACTCCCTATCGTGCGCCGTATCGTACAGCAGCACTCTAGCATGGGTGGGAGTGGATAGATAGGGGTCGACGAACGCCACTGTGGGTGCTTGGGATGCAGTGAGTCCCAGTGCGAGGTAGTTCTCCTCTATCGTCCGATTGACGTGCTGCACGTAGTTCCTAGCAGTCTCCAGACACGTCTTGCCTATCATGAAGTTCTCTATCGGTATGCTGTCCCTCGGTGAGTTGTTGAGTGACCCGGTGCCGCCATTGAACTCCGTCCAGACTTGTGATTCGTTGTACACTCCTCTGCTCTTGGCGAACAGCCCCTCTACGGCATGCGGGTTGTTGTAGGACATGTTGGCCCAGATGGTGTCACCGTTCCTGAGGCCACCCGGAGCGTACGGGTTCAGCCAATGGGCATTGAGGATAGCGTCCTTGTCCTCGTAGTCACCCATTGCTACTGCTAACTTGGCACTGGCTGGTATTGTAGGGGCATTGGCACTCAGGTGTATGGTGGTGTTGTTGGACCCCTCACCGCTGACGACTCTGGTTACCGTTCCTATCTTCCTCAACTCATCAGTGGTGGTATCGACGTAGTAGTACACCTCGTCATCCTTCTTGACGCTGATGTTATGGAGGTCATGCAGGGTCCTGTTGCTTGGCATCGTGAGTTGTATCAGGGACTCGGGATTGCTGGAGGAGTCATTCTGCTGTATGGCGATGGTGGTGTCTATGTTCATGTTGTTGAAGAGTTCCCTGTAGACGGTGCCTCCCTCGTAGTAGGTGTAGCCAGTACCGAACGCCGAGGTCTCTCGCAGGACCCTAGAGGCCTTCCTGCTGAGCGTTATCCTCTTGTTGAGTATCGAGACTGGGTACGAGGTAAAGCCACCTGTGGTGGTGTAAGTCAGGGTGATGCTGTTCTCTGGTGTGGTCAGTGAGCCTACAGTCTTGAGGTTGCCATGGTAGTGGTACCTGTGAATCGTACCAGAGTCATCGTACTGCACTTCGTAGATTAGTTCTCCCGCTTCCAATGGTGCCTCTGACAGAGTGTCATACCCGAGATTCGGGAACGTGGAGAACTCATCCGGACTGAGTGTGAGCGTCAAGGCGAACTCGTCGTTACCGAGAGATGTCTTCAACTCGCTGAGCACCTTGCCTGTAGCCCTTCTCGGTCCTACCCTAGGTGCGTGTGGGTTGCTCTCGGGACCGGCCTTGAACTCGACTGCCGTGACGTACTGCCTGAGACCGTAATCCACATTCCCTCCCTGTGTCTTGACGCTGGCTGAGTCATGGTAGTACTCGCTCCTGTTCTCGAAGTCGGAGGACTGGCTGATGCTGTCAGAGAACATGGGTGGTAGTTCCTTGTTCAATCTGGACTCGTTCAGGAAGACCGTGATGCCTGCTTCCAGAGAGTCGAAGAACTCGGGGCTGTAGCCATATTCGGTATTGAGGATATCCAGATACCCATTGGAGGTATTCACGTTAGTGTAGTATGCGTACTCGCCATTGGCGAGGTTTATCTTTCTGTACCTGAATGCGTTAGTGATTCCCTGATACGTGTCAGTCGATGTGGATGAGTCAGGGAATATGCTGATGTTGGAGACGTAGAGTCTCTTCACGGTTCTCGTATCGGTCCACTTCTTCACTGTGGATGATGAGACGTACTGCCTGTTTGCCATGGCGAAGGAGTATGCTGATTCGGCCTCCCTGTCTGCGGGACTGGTGCCCTTCGGCCTCCTACCGACAGGAGATGGGTTGTAGGTATGTGCTGTGTGAGTGGCATCCAAGTGAATCTTGAACCCGTTATCAGGGCCGATGGTGCTCTTGAAGAACTGGTTGGCGAAGAGCGGTATCTCTACAAGCGCTCTGGTGCTTGCGTATTGCGTACCTAGTTGGTAGTCGTGTTGGACGTCGTTGAGGCTCTGGTGCATCTTGTCATTCACGGTTGTCCCGTTCTCTATGTTCGACTCGTCACCGAAGTCAGGCTCGCTGTATATGGTGAAGTTGCCGTATATCTCCACGACACCGCTGGTGGAGCCTGCCATCAGCCCAATCGCATTGAGCAGTTGGGCTATCGTGGTGTACTCCGAGCCGGATGACGATAGGTAGTCACCGGAGCCAAGTGATGATGCCACGAATGAGAATGAGGTTCCGGTCTTGGATGAGTACTTCGCGCTGCTGCCATCCGGCATGTAGATGCTACCATAGCGGGGGAAGCCGTACGTGCCCCAACTGGCGAGGTCATCCGAGTTGTTGTTCAGGGGTCTGATGTGCAGAGTGCCAGTGCCAGAGAGGAAGTCCATCTCCAGTTTCACTGCCTCTACGGCATACGCTCTTCTGGTGGAGTACGACTCATGGGCTAGTTTGCTCTTGTGGTACAGCGGCTTGGTGTCCATCGCACCCTGACCCGGACCACCCAGTGTGACCGTTACCACGGGCGCATTGGGCTCAATCTCCTTGACTATGTGGGAGTCGGGGCTACCAGTGCCAACGAAGTCGACGTTTCTGGACGCTGCTGACTCGGATAGCCCGACGCAATGCACTACCGTGTAGTTCCCCTTGTCAGCAGCGTCGTTCTCCTTTATGCTTCTGACTCTCGCTCTGCTCATCATGCACATTATCTTGAATTGGCTGGGTGTGTCGAATGAGTCTAGAAGGGACTTCGCCCTGCTGAGTTGATTGGTCCTGCTCCTGTCAGAGGGTTGCAGTATCAGGCTCATGTTGGAGATGCTGTCGTTTACCAGAGGGACGTTGTCGATGATGTCGAACACCTCGTGAACGTGCGAGTGCGAGGTTGTGATACCAGTGTCGAACTCACCAGTCGAGGGTGAGCCGGGCACTGTCTGTGGCTCAACTCTGGAGTAGTCCCCTATGTCATTGAGCGAGTGCTTGTGACCGGGCTTGGATAGTCTGACTTTGTTGAACACCGACTCGTGGCTCCTTCCGCTGCTGGTGGAGTCGAGTATGACAGATGGAGTCTTGTTCTCAGAAGAATCACTCTCACGAGGAGTGTAATTGGCAGGGGAGGAGGTCTCATCGACATCGCTGTCTGCTGCGTAGCCCTCGCTGTTGTCACCAATCAGGTTGTGCGGTTGAAGCATGTTGCTGTTCGTCTGTAGTTTCCCGACATCGAAGTCTATGACACCACCAGCGGCATACAGGGTCTTACCCGATGATATGGAATCGGCTATCGCATCATAGACGTAGGAGCCAGCGCCTATCGATACATCGGATGCAGGCACTGTCTTCTCGACCATGAGCATCGGGTGGTAGGGTCGCGCTGTGCCTGTGCCTGAGCCTGTTCCGGTCGCCTCGAATATCAAGCCTACAGTGTTAGCGGATGCCCCTATCGTAGTGAAGTTAGTGTCCCCGATGCTGACTATGATGTACGTCTGCCCAGAGACGAATGAGCCAGCGGTAACCGGCTTGTACATGCTCGCACCAGTGAGGTCCATGGCATTGTAGTGTATCTCCACGTAGGGAGCGAACTTGATGTTGCTAGTGGACAGTTGGGGTACGTGAAGGAGGGCGACTCGACTTTGCGAAGAGGGCCTGAGATGATGCTTCCTGATGTCGGAGGCGTACTCCTCACCCACGAGTGGGACGGGGCCTTTCAGAGCGAATGGTCTGAAGTCCATCTGAGGACCACCTATCGCTAGGAGTTTCCTCTTGCCCGTCGGTGGGCTCCCAGTGTCTTGGTACGTGTTGACTACCTGTGTGACTGTGGTAGTGTTGGTTATGCTGTTGATGGGTAGGTCGTTCAGGTCCCTGAACACATCGACCCTGCTATTGACCGATATCTGATGCTCCACGCCATCCTGCATCTGGTCGTAGATTATGTCAATCAAATCAGCCTGCCCGTCTCCCTTCAGGTCTACAATCTCCTCATTGGCATCGGGGAGCATTCTGAGGAACGGGTGACCGTCAACGTGGTTCTTAACGTGCCTGCCGCTGTGTCCTATCTGGAACTCGCTAGGCACTGAGGAGTACCATACTGGAGCGAATGGGTTGTCCGTATCGACTGTGGAAGTTGCCATTCTCGACGAGTACACTAGACCATGTCGTTCGTAGTTGCTCTCGTCTATCACCATCTGGCCTGTCCTGTCAATTATCTGCGTGGAGAAGTGAGGTGGTTGGTAGGGTCTACCAGTGCCCGAGTCTATGAGCAGGTCAGCGCTGATGATGACGAAGTAGTCATCAGAGTCAGTGGTCCTGCTCTTGTTCAGGACACCCATGAGCCCATCGTTGGCTACACCCCTGTCATGGTCCAGATGCACGCTGGATACCGTCAGGGTAGCAGCGCCGAACATGGAGTCTATCGAGTGCAGCCTGACTCTCTCAGGGGGAGTCTGGTTCGGCTTCCTCGTCTTCCTGTCTATAGAATTGGGATTGATTAGGAGGTTGTAGGGCACGTGAGGTATGTACTTGTTTCCAGAGGTGGGGTGCACGACTGTGTACTTGCCAGAACTGTAGGGCGTGACTGTGAAGTCCAGATTGCCGTTGGGGAAGTTGGAGAGGTCAGCAGCCTTACCAGTCAGGAGAGTCGCTATGGCTTGGGCATCAGAAGCGCTGATTGATATCGTGCTCAGACCAGCGTCATTGAAGTCATTGGTTATGGACGTGAAGGCGTACTCTTTCTCTATTGGTGATATTGGTTCCTCGAATCTGTATAGGAGCATGGTGGTGTCATCCTTGAGGGGAGACTTGCCGTGCGTCATGCCTTGCTTGAAGCCACCCTTGATGTGAATGGCCTCCATGACGCCTCTGAATTGCCCTCCCTTGCCACCGATGTATATGTTCGAGTTGCTCTTCGCTATCGTCCGAGGGACGTCCTTCAGGCTCTTGGATGCCATTATCTGACCATTCACGTACAACTCTAGCCCCTTCTCCCTGAAGGTGGCTATGACGTGAAGCAGTTGCCTGTGATTCCTGTTCAAATCGGTCGCCGTTCCATAGGTGGAAGTGTCAAACCTGTTGTAGGACTCGTGTATACCACCGAACTCGGAAGCGGGGTACACCGTTCCCTCATATCTCGTGGCAGTCTTGTTACCCGTGCTTATCTCATGGTACTCGTCACTGCTGCCGTTGTTGAGATATATGCCGAAGGTAGCGGGGCCGGGAGTGTCCACGTTGCCCACGGTGAGTTTGAACTGCCCTGACTTCTCGACTACCGTGCCACCGCAGTCAGGCATGAGCCAAGCCTCTATGGTCAACTCGTTGCTGTACAAGCCTGAGGTGATTGACAACTGCGGGTCCGCATTGTCATCGTCTAGGAACTCCTTGACGCTCGTGTTACCCAAGGAGTCCCTCTTGCCTAGTATGAAGGGACCATCAGGAACGATGATGCTGTCACTCACACCATCGAAGAAGAAAGCGTGGTTGCTACGACTGAGTACTGACACATCACTTCCCTCGAATCAAATCAGCACGTCTACCGGAGCGAATAGCATGTTGAAGTTGTACACAGTCTCACCAGCATCGTATGCTATGTCCATCTTCTGGACGGCACCTTGTATTCCAGTGAACGCATCGCCGGTATCGAACTCGACACTGGCTGGATTGGTGTTGTTCACTGACGTCTTGTCAAGGCCATGCTTGCCGAAACCAGTGGGCATGAAGAAGTTCCTTGCCGTGTAGAGTTCGCCGTCCGTGGAGGTTATGGTGGAGTTGTATGGTATCTGTATGCCGATGATGTAGTCCTTCCTGTCATCCTCCGTAGAGCGGACTACTGTAGAGAGGCCACTAAGCGCCAATGCGCCGCCTCCCACGACACCCGCTGGTCCTCCAAAAACCGCACCAGCAAGGCCACCTACGACAGCGCCGACGCCTGCTAGTTTCCTGCCTGTGTCAGTCACGCTGTTGTTGAGTATGCCATACAGGTCCATGGCCTTGTCACCAGCGGACTTCTTGCCACCAGTGATGCCACCAGAGAAGGTGGTCTGGTCGGGTTGTGAGAACAGCACCGAGTTGTACGTGTTGTTGGAGCCGCCTATGGTCCAGTACGGTGATGCGTTGTTGCCCGTGGCACCGAAGGACACTTGGGTTACTCTCACACCGTAGGTGTCCCTTGCACCCTCATAGTCAGCAACCGTCTCCACAGCAGCAGTGAGCGTGGATGAGTGCTGCGCATTGATAAGGGCAGCCACCGCCGATGCGACCTTCTTGGCAAGGAGCCTCTGTGCGTTCTCCACTGTCGTGTCTGATGCGCTCTGCAAGTCAGGTGAGAGGTACACCAACACGGTCGGAGTGTTATTAGTACCACCAGTGGCGCTGTATGCAGCGACCTCGCCGCTGATGAGGGAGCCGCTCTCGGTGAAGGTGACTACCTTATCAGTGCCAGCGGCATTCTCGAATACTATCTTCTTGATGCCTCTGTCCAGAAGCGAATTGACGTTGTCATACGTAGCCCAAGCCCTAGAGATGTTGGAGCCGCCCTGCCTGCCGAAGTTGATGAGGCTGGAGGCCTTGGCGCTAGAGGAGCCTTCTCGGTCATCCACGATGACACCCTGTATGTTGATGAGTGCCGTATTGACGTTGAAGTCAGCGCCTAGCCTCAGGCTGCCTGTGAAGGGCATCGGTGCGCCGCCGACCTTACGCTCTGTAGAGAGGGTCATGTTGGTAGCGTCTAACTCGATGAGTTTTCCGTTCTCCTGAACTAGCCTTATCGGGACTCCTGCTGGCATCTCACTCACCTACTCGCATACCTGCTGCCACCGACCGAACGAGCGGTCTCCTCCTGAATCATCCTTCCTATCTCTGTCGCTAGGGACCTCTTGTCTGACCTGTCCGTAATGCCGCCCGCATTCACCGTGATGTTGAATGTCTGACTCACGCCGCCTTCGACCGTCGTGCCAGCATCGGAGCCACCACCGCCACCGATTAGGCTCTTAGCACCGCCACCTAACTTCTTGCCGATTCCCACAGCGCCTCCGATGACGCTGCTTCCTATATCGGCTAGTCCCTTGAGTATCGTGCCTATCCCACCGACTATGAAATCGATGGCACCAGATATGCCATCTAGAATCGGTTGGACTACGGTATCGTATATCGTGCTAAAGGCATCGCCTATCTGTCCTGATACGGTGCTGAAGATGCCAAAGGCCGCAGTCACAACCTCCTTTAGGTTCTCAATCACGCCGCCGAATGCCGTTTTCAAAGAAGTAGCAATGGGCATTATATGGTCCTCGAAGATACCTTCAGCCTTGGCTGCTGCCTCTTCAAAATCCCCTGTGAGCAGGCTGAATACCATCGAGGCGTAATCCTTGAAGAAGGAGAATATCGGGATGACCACCCCATTCCAGATTCCGCTCATGAACTCCGCTAATTCCTTGAAGCCATTCTTGATGTCCTCGAAGACAGGCCCAGCCTTTTTTGCGAAAGCCTCAAACTGCGGCTCCACATGCTCTTTGTAGAAGTCGTTCATTTCATTGTAGGCCTTCCTAGCCGCTACCGATGCTGCATTGAAGGCACCAGCCAGCGCGTTGCCTATGCTGTTGGCGATGCCACCGAGGCTACCCATGCTCCCACCGATGGAGGAGAGCAGTCCCTGCACCATGCCCAGTGATGTGCTCAGCGCTCCCAGTGCCATCAGAAGTCCTCCTGATGCAGGAAGTCGTAGTCGAAGGTGACTGTCTCGTTGCTGGTTGCGCTCTCAGCCTGCTGTCTGCGTTGCTCCTTCCTCTCCTCTTCTTGGATTGCTAGGGCCCAGATTAGCGACTGTTTGAATATCTCCTGCCCCATGTTATACACCTCACTCAATGATATGCCGTAATGTTTTGCCACGATGTAGGCGAACAACTGATTCTGCAAGTCTATGTCTTCAGTGGATTTGATTGTCTTCCTCTGTAAGAATCGCTGAACCTTCAGTTGCTCGCCTTCGTAAAACCCCCTTGCATCGCCTCCGCCAGTTCATCTGGCTTGGGTAGCAACGCTGCTATCTGTTGGCCCGCAAAGGAGTTTATCTCCTTCAGTTCGCTCACTGTCAGTTCTGGGTTGGTCCTCACTACCCATTCCGAGAAAGCATAACTCCAGTATCCCTCTAGGTCTAATGATACTTCATCCCCGTTCATCAGGAACATGTTCTGTGCTGCTTTTTGCACGTCGAAGAACGTGATGTCCCGAATCCAGATTTCCATGATTTGCTCATGGTCATCCGGGTCGACTTTTATCTCGTACTTCTGTTCATTCTTCTTCTTCAATATTGCTTGTTTCTCCGCTATCGGCATCTGGTGTCACTTCCTCGGTTGCAGCCTCTTCCTCAGAGGGGGCATCCGACGAGTCATCAGCAGCCGTCTCTTCGACGGGGGCCTCAGACTCGTCTTCGTCTGGTTCGACTGGGTCTTGTGTCAGGCCTTCGTCATCTCTTCGGAGACGCAGAACGACCTCTGCTTTGGTGCCTCGAACGGTTATTCCCCTGTTCTTGCACTCTTCTCTTAGTTCTACTACTGTCCATGAATCATAGTCAGGAGCGGAAAATGGATTGTCTTGTGGTGCCACCTCAGGTTGTGAGGGCTCCTCAACCTCTTCCTCAACCTCTTCCTCAACCTCTTCCTCTAGGCTCTTCTGCGCAGCCTCTACCCATGATGGCGTCTGTGTCGGCTTCTTCTCTATCGATGACAGGACAATCTCATCCACGTCCTCCCTAGTTCTGGTAGTGAGGAACACCGGCCTCATGGGCAGGTCTATCCTAGCAAGAAGCCAAGAGATGTACTGCTCGTGTGAGACTCGGTTGTACTTCTGCACTCTCTCTAGATTCCCCGGCCACATCTCATTCACCTACGGACTCAGTATCGTATCCCTGCCAATCACCTTGACTGACTTTGGTAGAATCTTCAGTTTGCTTCGTATGGGCCCCTTGTCCTCTGGTATTGGTAGTGGTGCTTCGGTGATGAAGTAGTCATCGATGAGTATCTCCAGATTCTCCCTCGTGCTACCGGAGCCTGACTTGGTGAATGTGAGCCGTATCATGTCATTGTCCGTCTGCCCGGTTTCGTCAGTGTCATCGAAGTTAGCGACGGCCCTCCTCATGTTGTGGTAAAAGATTGGGTCATCGACTATGATTTCCATCTCTAGGTCGTACTCCGTCTTGCCCTCCACTGCTAGTGTGGGATTCCTAGTACCAGCGAATGGGACTTGGTCTGTGGCCGAGTCAGCGACATTGGCACCGCTTATGGTGTAGAACTGCTCGACGCCGGTCTTGCCGTTGAGTGTGAAGGACACGACTTGACCCAGACTCTGACCGAGGACTCGCATCGTGCCGTTGTAGAACATGAATGGCTTCTGGGTTCCCTTCTCGATGCCTGACACCTTCCTGCTGAGCACGGTGTTTCCTGTGTCCTCGAAGAGCCTGTGCGTGTCGTACCTGTCACCCTTGTTTGTGCTCTCCAATCTACCTGTGTCGGTATAGCAGAGCGCTGAGTCGAAGTTGACGGTCATCCTGAGGGCCGCATCAGTATCCGCTGTCAGGCTGAAGTCCTTGACCTTGCATCCACGGAAGACACGGGTGAGTTGCTTGGAGTCACCAGTTCCCCCGTCAGTGGTACCGGCGTTGCTGTCCAAGTCCCTCCTCCTGACGCTGACTTCCATGGCGAAGGACGGGACCGTGGTTCTGGAGAAGTAGAGGTGCTCGATGCCATTAACGAGGTCACCAGTGGTTGCCGTTCGATGAGGGCTACCGGCTGTTGAACCTGCTGCATATCTAGCGAAAGTGACGACCGTGCCGCTGACTGGGTGACCGTAGTCAAGAGGTTGGTCGAGCCATATCTTGCAGTCACCGCTGCTCGCGGAGAATGACACTATCCTCCTTATCTGCTGCTTGATTGCCTTGTCGAATATCTGCGTGGCGTTGACTGCTGGCCATGCATCAGCGACAAGCCCACCACCGACTCCTGTCTCCCTGTACGTCTGGACGTCGACCATCTCCGATGCTGTGTCGAGTATGACATAGTCACCCACACCAACGGATGTGCTATCGAAGGAAGGGTCGTCCGTACCACTGTTATCGGTGATTTCTATGTACGAGTCACCGGGATTGGCTGGTTTATTCGTAGCGAGTACGTATGTGCCTGTAGCAGCGTTCTCGGTTGCTGAGTTCAATGGCTTGGACACGTGTTGTCCGAGACAGTACTTGAACCAACGACTGTTGTGTATGTTGCACTCGAAGGAGCCACCTTGGTTGGTGAACCTGCCCGGTACTTGAACTGCCACATCACGACCGAGACCAACGACGTGGTACCTCTTGAGGTCGACCTTGGTCTCCGGTAGGGCCACGGTGCTGACTAGACCTACGAACTGGTCAGTGAGGACGCGCTCCGCTGATAAGTTCGCAGCGTCATCATGAGCCATGCTGACGTCAATGGCAGGTGTGCCGAATGGTAGGATTGTGATTGCGTCACCACTTGCGGACGTGATGTCTTGGGTGGTGTCACCTGACTTGAGCGCAGGTGTGACCGTAATCTCGGTCTTGTTGTTATTGTCGTTGTTGGCATCGTTTGCCACCTCCTGCTTCACTATTGTGTAGATGCGGCCTGTCGAGTTGTAGTCGTCTGCGGAGAAGTTCCCAGATGCGTTGAATATCAGTCTGCTACCGACGAGCATCCCGTTCGGGTATCGTAGGATGCCATTGTGGACGGGAGTGTTTGAAGCCCCACCTGTGAATGTGATGACGCTCGTGTCCTTGACCAAGTTGTGATGTGGTGCGTTGGCTGCGTTGCCACCAGTGTCGAAACTGCAAATGATTCTGAATGTCCCTGCATAGTCATGCTCTAGGAACAGACCAGCCTCATGGCCGAATGTAATCTCGCTCAGGTCACCCTTGTATACTGTCGACGGCATCTTCTACACCTCATGGGATTAGTTCTGCGAAGATAACAACTTCTATCTGATAGGTCATTCTGAACAGTTTTTTGCTTCTGTCTGACAAATCGGTCCTCGTCTTGTAGACCAATCTGTCCATGTTCGTGCCATCTCCTTTTCTGAATAAGTGAATGAGTCTGCGTATCTCGTTCTCCATGAGTTTGAAGTGAGCCCTGCTCCTTGTGGTTCTCATGTCGACTGTGATGTTGATTCTGGTTGTGACGAAGTCGTAGAGCAGTTCTGGTGTCTCTTCGTTGTGTGCCGTCTCGAATACGAGGACGTAATCGGTCCTGTCCAAGTCAAGCCTCTTTCCCCTCTCTGCACCAACCTCTGCTATGTCTATGATGACGGGTTTGAAGTTGGCAGTGTTGCCCCTGTTCCAGTTGTCACTGAGGGTGTCAACCACTAAATCGATGCCTTCCTTGAACGTGGCTACCATTTCTTGACCTCCATTTCCCTCTCATGTAATGCAAAGTCCGGACTTAGTTTTCCGTCGCGCAGCACCACCTTGTGCTCTCGGAGAGCGGGAGACTCATTTAACATACGGGTATTCACATTGTTGTTTAACGACAAGATTTCATCCGCTGACGCCTGTGTGCCATTCATCCTCTCATACCCATCGGGTGTCTTCCTGAGACCTGCCACGTCCGCTTCCTGCCTTTCGATAATCTCCCTGAACTCGGGAGGAGTCTGGGTTATGACCATCTTAAGTTCCTCTTGCATCTCGCCTTTTGCGAACTCCTTGCTGAGTAGTTTCATGTAATCGTTATAGGTCGGGTCATTACGGTCAAACGCCTTATTACTCAAAGGTAATCACCTCTATGTATCGAGGAAGGGTCCTGTCGATGTCCTGTCTGTATAGTTGAATCTTGGATGCGAGGTCTACGTTCTGCGTTCCCTCTGGTATGAGGACGCTCCTGTCGTCACTCATCAGCAACTCGATAGCCACCATCTTGGTGCATACGTCCTCGATGGCCTGCTCGACGTATCTCTCACCGTAGATGTACGCGACCTTGACGGCATTCCACTCGAAGAACGGGTATGAGTTGTTGAAGTAGATGATACCCATCTCTGAATCCATCCAGAAGTCCCTGAGCCTTCCCTTGTCGCCGCTGGAGGCGCCTCCTTGCAGGTCTATGGCGAATCTGTGCTGAGTCATGGTGGCATCTGCACTGCTCAACGCAGTACCACCGCCACCCCCGAAACCGCCTATTTGCTTGCAGTTGATGAACACATTACCGGACTTGCCCTCGTAGAACACTACATCACCTATGGAAGAGCCCATAAGAAGGCCGGATGGCGCGAAGCCCTCTGTGGAAGCGACTGTGATATTCATCGTACCGGCGCTTATGTCGCCTGTGGATGAGACGGTCGTGGTCGTCTCGGTGTGCGTCTGGGAGACCTCTATGTTGGTGTCTGGGTTATCCACCACTGCGATAGTTGAATCCTCACCGCCGACGGAGTCCCTCATGCTGGATATCTTCACTATTCCCGAGCCGTAATCGGCATTGGCGCTTGCGAGGAACTCGTTGTGGACCGCCACGTTCGATGTCGAACCGGGCATGATAAACTTCGTACCACCATTATCAATGAACTCAACAGCACTGGCGGATACCCTGTCCTCCTTGTTGATGAGGTCAGCGAGGGTCTGTGCGTTGCTCATGTTGTCCAAGTCCAGTCTGAACTTGGCATTGTCATGGGTGACTGCTCCTACAGCGCCTAGTGATACCGATTCCAATTTAGCGTAGACCCCTGAGCCGTTGGCTATGTAAACCGTAGCAGTGTTCTGCATAGTGCCACCACCAGTGCGTGAAAGACTGGTTGTGTTCTTAGCGAATTTGAGGCGAGCCTCAGCAGCGCCTATCTCCCTGTAATCGTCGCCCTGCCACAGTTCGACCCTCAGCAGTTGCTGCACGTTGCGGAATAGGAGCGGTGTGGTGCCGACGTAATCCGTGTAGTACCTTCGCCTGTATGGTTTGTACGTGTCGAAGTTGATGTACTCGGCGGAGACTAGGTTAGGTCTCCATGAGTTGTGCGTGGTATTGTCTATCCTGTCTTGCGCACGTAGAATCAGTTGTTTCACCTTATCATAGGTCAGTCCTCTGTTTCTACCGTTGGTGAACGATGCCTTGTTCTGAACGTATCCATTGTCCGTGGTCTCGTATAGACCGGGGTTGATAGCGGATGAGAATGCGAGTTTGACGCCGCCTGCACTAGTGGTTATTGCAGTGATATCACGGTCAACACCCAAGGGGTCTGCGTCTGAGTACAGTAGTAGAGTGTCTCCTACTGAGAATCCGATGTTCCTGTAGTCCGCTCCTGTCACGAATACGGCGTTAGCCTCTGCGTTAGCAGACATCAATACCGGTTCTTGTGGACCTATCTCTAGTAGGTCAGCGACCTTCTGTGGAGTCGTGTAGACAAGTGCATCGGGGTCGAGGGGTCTTGTCTCAGGTTCACCGGGACTGAATACTTGTGGCATTAGAGCCTTGCCTCCTCATTCCTGTTTCCTAGATTGTACTCCATAGGCCTATCACAAGAGCCACATGTCTCTCTCCACATGAAATGAAGGAAACCACAATGCTTGCATCTAGTGCCAGAGCCTATGTTTAGTATATCAGCGACGTCCTTGACTCTCTTGTGCTGCTTGCGCACAGTGCCTTTCAGGGGATTGGGGTTGTCCCCAACCACACCGCTGTCGTATTTTATGTCTGAACGTACGTTTTTCTTCTGTGCTCGGGAGATGTCTTCGATATCAAGTTCTCTCAATTCGAAACCCATTCATACCCCTCACCATCAAACGTATGTCACCAATATGTAGACGTTGCCTAAGACCGTAAAGGGGTCCGATGCTATCAGGCTGGTGGTGCTTGATGCATCACCCAACGTACCCACAGCAGTCGCTATGGTCGTTGACAGCGTGGACGTGTCACTGAACTCCTTCGGTGAGAAGGGTCCTACGACTTTGTATTTCGGTGTTAGGTTAGCCACTTAGGTCACCGCCTCAATTGCGGAAACCTAAGCCAATGAACCTTCCGCCCAAGGATGCGCTCTCACTAAAGTGCAAGGTAGTGCCGTTTGCACCAATTGCTACTGGGTTTGCTTCCTCAGTCGGGTTGTTGTCGCCACCTACTACTATTACATCGCCGTAAACTAGACTAGCCAAATGTCCTGAGAAGTCTATGCTTGTATCGCCGTCTTCAAAAGTACCTGTGACTAGCATTAGGTTTCCTATTATCGTTGGTCTTGGGTCAAATGTTATTGCCATTTATTTCATTCCTCCTGTGTTGTCTCCTCGACTGGTTCTTCGACTGCTTCCTCAACCACTGGTTCTTCGACCACTGGCTCTGCTACAGGTTCGGGAGCAGGTGGGTTAAGGACATTGTCCACGAGACCGAGTAGTCTGGTCTTCGTTTTGTATCCTCCACCCACGCTGCTTCCATTGTCCTCTAGCCACTTGATGATGTTGGCTCTAGTCCAACCCTCATCAGGGATTCCGTCTCCGCCCATGTCATGGTGAACTCCTTCGTCGCCCTCAATCAGAAACACTGCGTCACTGATTTTCCTACGGTGCTCGTTCAGCCATTCCTGACTGACTTCCCTGCTTACTTTACGAATGAAAGCCGGTATTGTTGGGTCCGGGCTTTTCCTCTCGTAGAAGGGTCCTTTGTAGGTTATAGTAGGCACGAAGAGTCACCTCAGTTGTACATCACCAGCACGTTGTGCTTCTGGGCGGTTGCTCCAGTGACAGTCACTACTTTACCAGAGAAAGCCACTTTGTTAGCGGCGGCTGTTCCGTCATTCTGAGAGGACATTACCATAAGCACGGATGAGATTCCACCTGCTAGTGTCACAGCGGCTGTTCCACTAGCCGTGGTGACCTCTAGTAGAGCCATCTTTGGTGCTGGGTCGTATCCATTTGCTCCGTCTGTGTTGGATGCGTTGAAGGTACCGGGACCCCCACCGGGGTACGATACATCTGCTGCTCCGTCAAGGTATTCTGTTGTGTCCATGGAACCTGCTCTGAGTTCCCATGCTCCCAATAGTGTCACTGATGCGCTTCCTGCTGCTGTTGCTGTTAGTTCTGTTGCCATATCTTTTTCACCTCTTTATTTTCTCCTTTGCAACCTCACTTTAGGTCACGAATACTCCCTTGTGCTCCGAAGAAAGTGGTCCATACTTCTCCCATCGTTCTGTAGAGTCCTTCCTGACCTAGCCTGTTGATGGCGAACGGGTCGCCAGTCTCGATACCAGACTCGAAGTACTGGGTTGGTATCGCAGTGCTGAAGTAAAGGTAGTCTGTGTCTAGGTAGTAAATCTTGGATAGAGTTCCATCGTCATCCATGTCCTTGGTTGGGATGATTGGCACACCGTTGTAGGTCGCTACGATGAATCCGGCTTCCATACCGGGTACACCCTTCACGCCGTTGTAGGTTGGTGTGACTCTCTTCTCTTCCATGAATCTCTGCTGGGACTGTAGTAGTTGCTGTAGTCTCATCAGAGTGTCGTATCCAGTTAGCATAACCTTGGGGTTTCCACCGCGCTCCCAGATTTGCTGGAACAGAGTGTCCAGTTGGTCTAGGGACAGTGTCCTGTCGTTTCCGCTTGAGTCACAGTTGACTTCCGCGTCGGACCAAGTGTTAGCACTTCTGTCGATGCTGTATATGTCCAAGTCTGCTGCTGCGTTTACGTGAACTGATGTGTTCATTGCTGCGTCACTTGCAGTGATTCGGTCTAAGGACTCGAAGTTGTTTCCTGCTACTGTGTCACAGTCAGTCAAGAGCATCTTGTTGACCATCTCAGCGTGGTGCTTGCCCATCTCTTCCTTGAGGACTGCTCGGATGTCTCCCAATCCGTCGTCCCTGTCTGCTAGGAAGATAGCCGTCTCAGACATATCGAACGTGTGTGCGATTGTCTTTGGCTTTGCAGCGATGTGCTGGAAAGTTGGCTTTACGGTCTCAGGTAGGGTTGCGTTCTCTGCGACTCCACCGTGGACGACTCCTGCGTTTGGTTTGTCAGTGATGACTCTCCATCCAGAGCGGTCCCAAGGCCTCTTTGGTAGTATGCTGAATGCATTGAACTCTTGGTTCAGTTGCGACCAGACCTTGCGCCCGTAGATTGCTTGGTAGGTACCAGCAGTCGTGGACAGCATAGGGCTGTCAGCCTTGAGCAACTCGCTACCAGAGTAGGAGTAGCCCATTGCGTTCCCGGCGCCATAGTAATAGCGCTCCATGTCAGTTATTGTGCGTACGTAATCTCTTGCCATTCTTAATCACCTCTTTACTCCGGATTGAAGGCCCTCGTTGCCAAGTTGTGTACTTCGCTCCACGACATTGATGCGAGGTCTTCAGTAGAGGGCACAGTCACCGATGGTGCCTCAGCCGACTTCTGGATGGTCTCGCCAACCTCTGGAGATGAAGTGACGCTCTCGATTCTCTCCGATAGCGCTTCAATCGATTTTTGTATCTCTGCTAGAGGCCCGCGAGCATCGTATGCTGCTGCCTCAGCCTTTGCGATTTCCTCTTCTCGCTCGCTTGCGTAGCGGGAAGCGAATTGCTTCTCAAGGGTAGCCCTGTAGTCCTGCTCTAGTGCAGCAGCCTTGTAGACCTCGTATGCGGCCTCTACGTCTGCGTCACTAACCAGTGCTGGGTCCAAGTAGTCCGATTTCTTCACGTCTTTCTTGCCACCGCTGCCGGTTGTTCGAGCGACTGCGTTAGTGGAAGGAGCACCGTTTTCCTGTGCTCGGCCTTTCACTTGACCACCGAAGTAGTCAGCGCCGTCTCCGATGGACTCTGGGGTAGAACCTAGGTTTGCTTTCTCGAGGTCATCGAAGTGTGCTCTTGCACCATCGATGTCAACTCCGCCGCTCTTCAGGGTGTCTTCCATCCAGTTCAGGTACTCAGAGGAGATAACGTCAGAGAACTCTTCAGACTTTTTCTTGTCTTCTTTGTCCTCATCTTTGTCTTCGCCCTTCATGTAGGCTTTCTCCTTGTCGTCCTTGTCATCTTTGCTTTCTTTCTTGTCAGCCATGTGCTCTTTCAGACCTGCTGGCATTTCACCCTTGTCCACGGAGTCTCCCTCCAAGGATTCGAGCCTGCCCTCAAGACGAGATAGCACATCGCTCATCTGTTTCATCATGTCATCGTTTTCGTCTGTCATTTTTTCACCTTTGTCTTCCTTCAAAATACTAAATGTCGCTTCTGGGTTAATTCCTTTTTCGCAAATTGTTATCTCATGCAATTCAAGTTTACTGATTTCTTGGTAGTCGCCCCTCTTTGGGTCCGATTTCCTCATTCTCTTGAACGCCTGACCGCCGATACTGAAACCCCTTAATCCGCCTTTGCGTATTTCCGCTGAGACTTCTTTGGCTTTCTCGATGTCATTACGTAATTGTACTACTACAAACATTCCGACATCATCGACTTCGCTCTTCCACAACCTCCCTTCTGCATCTGTATAATTTGGAATTACTTCTCCTACCTGTATATTTGAGTGCGCTAGTTGGACGTTTCTGTATTTCGGGTCTTCCATGAACTTCTGAAATGCGTCCTTCAATGCCCCCCTTGTGATTATATCGCCCTGCTTGTCAACCAACTCGACACTGGCATATCCAGCGACAATGAGGTCGTTTCCACCCTTGAGGAGTGAAATCGACTCGTCTGCTCTGTAGAGTTGCTCACTTAGGACCACTGGCCCTGCGTTGGTTTGTCATACTACTTATACCGCTCGCAGAACTAACTGCAAGGTTTCATACCTCTAAATCGTCGTACTGCTCTTCCTTCTTCTTCTTTTCTTTGGGTTTCTTGGGGTAGTCTGAGGGTTTCTCTGGGTCCTGCTCAGGCCTCTCTTTCATGTCCCAATCTGGGACCGCATGCTCCGAAGTTAACGAAGTTGGTCCTCGAGGGCTGGCTATATCCGAGCCTACGTCGATACCAAGAGCCCTACCACCGCTCATGGGGTAATGACCACTGCCTGCTTTCTCGAGTTTCTCCAAAGCCTTCTCTATGAGTAATAGAGCCTTCAGCGTGTCCTTCGGTTTGAGAAGCATGTTCTTGTCCTTCTTGGGTTTGAGAAGTCCACCGCTCTGATGCTCTATTCTTTTGGCGCGTTCCTCAGTCATGCCCTCGTTTGATTTGTCCTCATCCCAATCGGCCCTATCCAACTCCTCTTTCAGGAGTTCTTTGAAACCTTGACGCCAATAGGGTTCTAGGCTGTTAGCGAGTCTCAATGAGTAATCCGACTTGGTTATGCTGCCTATCGCTGCGATTGGGTTGACGGGTTCCTCATCCACTATCTCGTACTTCACCAAGTCCTCCGGTAGATGGAGGATGAAATGCCCCCTGTCCATCTCCATTGCGAATGGTATGTGGACTTGCTCCTGTGCTTTTGCAAGCAGAACCCACTTCGGATGTCTCTCCTCGCCTTTCATGTAAGTAGACTTGGCGTCTCTCAGGAGTAGTTTCTGCCCACCACCACCGAGGTCCTTGACCGCTTCCTCGAATCCTACCTCGTCTGTGACACGTATGGATTCAGGGCTTGGGACATGCACAGGCTCGTGGCTGTCGAACTGTCCTCTGATTAGTTTGACCCTCTCTCTGGTAGTGAGGTCTGTGACGTCCGTGTCATCGTATAGTAGAATGTCGTTGACATGAATGTCATCATCCACTATGGTGCAGTCGATTACGTAATCCCTCTGGCATACCTTCCTGAGCGCTGCTCTCATGTCATCGTCTACTCCGATTTTTTCGCCATCCTCATCGGTGATTTCTATCCTGCTGCCCTTCTTCTTGACCTTGACCCTCTGACCCTCGTGATACTTCGATACGACCCACTCGCCAGTGAACCCGCGTAGTTCCTCCATGTCATCGATTTCGAATATCCTGTGAAGCGGGTCTATCAGTGGCATCTCCTTGGGCAACTCCGCCTTGAGCATCTTGCCAATCGCATTGAAGTCGTCTATTGGTGCCATTCCAGTGTCCGGGTCCACAGCCATCTGGTTGCTTTGTAGACCTGATATCTGGGATAGTCCCGGTTGTGAATAGAGGTCTTGGGTCCACTCGTCTCCGAATACGTAGTTCATCCAAGGCATGGAGACCGAGTTCAACAGGGTATCACTAGGCATGTTGGTACCGACCATGGGGCTTCCCCTCGAATTATACTCGACACCTATGCTAGGTGACATTGAATATCCGAAGTCCATTCTGCCTGAGTTGTATATTGGTGAGATTACATTACCCTCCATCTCGGGAACTGGTCTTATCGGCACGGTCATTCTACCGTGGACTGGTTTTGTCACACTACCAGCGCTGGCTTCCTCAAGGGGACCGGATTGTCCCTCGTCGAATGTGAAGATATGACTGGAGAGTGCCTTATGTCTCTCCCTCTCCTTGGTCGTCGAGTTGATGTCCTTTTCAGGCGTTGGATGCTCCTGATGGCCGAGACCGTATGCAGTCATGTCACCCATCCTAGCCAATTGACGAAGGAAACCAAGGGAGCCATATGCCGTGTTGCTTGTGTTGAAGGCCTTAGACCCTCTCACATCTCTAGCAGGAATATCCTCAAAGCCATCGATGTGCTCCCTGAAGTCGTCTATGTCCTTGAACTCCGAGAACATGTTGTCTATCCTCGGATGGAGTTCCTCACCCATTGTAGCGACTTGCCCGAAGGTAGCAGCCTTCGTAGGACCGACCAAGGTGCCTAGCGTGTCTTCGACTTGTTTGTTATGGAACTCATCATCAGGTAGGCCTAGAGCCTGTCTTGCTTGCTCTACTCCCATATCAGGAGTTAGTTCTGTGCCTTTGTCCCTCAAAGCCATAGCGAGTTTCTTGTGAGGGGATGTCTGTCCTCTGGATTCCAGAGCCTGCTCTAGGCTATCCCTAGTCTCCTCCTTCTCGTGATAGCCGAAGGTACTGAGGTCATGGTCACCATCTACCATTAATCCTCGACTAGCGTCATGAGCGAGTCTCATCGCATTTGCCATGGCTGTGACTGGGTCACCTGTGTTGAACGCATCAGGGTTCTCCTTGAGCAACATAGGCAGTAGTTTGGTCTTGGCGTACTCAGCAACTGCTCTCTTGTCAGCATCCAACTTCTCGGAGAAATCCCTGCTTAGTTGCTTGCCGCGGACGTCTCTGACATCCAACTGTCCCATTCTGTATTGCTCATCCTGTGCTGTTAGTTTGTCTAAGTCACCTCTCAGGATTTGCAGTTCCGCATCCCTTCTACTACTAGGGACCTTTCCGGACTCGATGTCCTCTATCCTCTCCATGATGTCATTCATCTCTGACAGCATGCCTCTACGATTATCGGTATCTGAGATTACCTTTCTCGCGTCTCCCAGATGCTGTAGGAACTCGGAGTGAAGAGTAGGTCTTGGTCCCAGTTGCGGGTCGTCATAGAGGTCTCGGTAAGTGTGAACAAACTCGCTCGATGGATTGAGTGGGTCATTGTACCTACCAAGAGCGAAGGCCAGTCTATGCGCGGCACCAGTCCTGTTCATGAGAGAAGCATCGCCCCTAGATTCTGAGCCTATTCCCGCATAGGGGTGAAACTGCTGGAAGTCAGCAGCGGTCTCCCTATCGAACTTCATGTCTTGGAAGTGAGTGTCAGATGTCGGTAGTTGGTTGTGTACGCTTCCCATCACCGAAGGGAAGAGTGTGGTGAGTTCGTCGGTGTAGTTGTTGTGGCTGCTTCTCGCCTTGTCACTGCCTTCGATGTCCCTCCTAGATACACCGTATCTACTGAGTATCTGCAAAGGGCTCATCGGTGACCTCTGTCCGGGCAGGATGGGAGATATGTGCAGCCCACCGTACAGCCCCACTGTATCTGTTCTTGGCTCCAGAATACTCGTCTTCACGCCCCCGAGGAGCGACTGCTCTCCTTCCGGGGTACCGAACTCCGCTCCACCTACTTCTGCTGGTCTTGGTTTTGGTGTGACTGATTGTTCCCCTTCTTTCTTGGTCATGAATGAGGATTCTTCACCCTCACCGTATCTGTGATGATTGTGGATGAACTCACCATAGGTTGCTGGGTCCCTACCTAGACCACCCCTGTCACCGTAGTACTTGGTTGCTAGATGGCTGAGTCCCCTCATCTTGCCATCCATCGTGATGTAGTGGTCCTTGTGTCCATCTGGTAGGTCTGCTGCTCTGGGTGCGTTGAATCCTGACCTTATGAAACCGTATGCGTTCTTGATATCCTTGGATTGCATGCCCAGTGATACGTTCTGGTCGTATTTGGATAGGACCTGCTCGACCACATCCTTGCCCAGAAGTGGCCCATCATAGATTTCATCAGGTAGGGTGGAATGCTTGTCCAGAGTATTCAACTCGCTGTCGTACCCTGCGAGGCTGAGGAATCCCTCTCTACTGAGCGCTGCCTCATTGGAACTATTCGCATGGTCCCTGAATGCCTTTGCTGGTGACTCGTTGGTCTCCAAGAATGACTTCAATCTATTTCGACCGTAGTCATCATGGGTGAAGAGATTGGGTATCTCATGGATGTCATCCATGTCAGCGCCTTGGTTCAGGAGCGAAGTCAGTCCATTGAGCAGATTGTCATAGGCATTGGTCTTGTCATCCACGCTGACATTTCTGAGAGCGGATGCTATGCCCCCTTCCGAGCCTTTGAACTTGGAGTCTGTCTCGGACTCGATGGTCTTCGGCACGTTAGGTGCTGAGGCCCCGTGACTCCTGCTGAACCAGTGCTTCTCAGGTCCAGCGTTCATCTCTAGGTTCTTCTTGAGTCTCGTCATGGGGAACTCCTTGCCATCAGACAAGGTGACCAACTGATGCTCGGGGTCATCACTCCCATTGTCATCGAGATGCTGGAGTATCTTGGTTCGGTCCTCTGGCTTCAGGAAGTACATGCCTTTCTTCAGAGTGTCCCAACCCATGGAATGACTATGTTTCATGGGGTAGGGCTCCGCTGCCTCTGGACCGAACTCAGTGACGAAGTCTGCTCTCTCTTGGTCGGTCATTCCCTCAGTCGGGTCGACACTCGTAGTGGTAGTGCCACCTAATGACATCTTGTCCATCCTGTCCTTGAAGTGCTGCATCTGCATGGCTCTCTCCTTGCTTTCCTCTGACAATCCAGAGAATTTTTCCTCGAGAGCAGCCATATCAGTGGCCTCCTCTTCCTTCCATCTCTCATAGTCGTTCATGCGTGTCGTTTCCATGTGGTCATAGGGGCTGTCGACGTTGTTCGACTTGGGACCACCGAGGAAGGAGTATGCGATATCGCCACCACCCCTGTCTACACCTTGGTATATCGGGGAGCCTAGTTTTCTGTGATGCTTCTCATGGGCATCCTCGACTCTCATGGCTTGCTTGGCGAAGGACTCCTCCTCAGGAGCCTCTGCCATTTTCTCATGGAAGTCATCATCCCACCATGGTGTGTCATCGTGGCCGAAGTACTTCTCGAAGAGCATAGACTCGTACGTGGGTCTACCAGTCACTGTGTTCTGTATCCTCATAGGATGTATATCCTCATGGAAGGGATGATGAATTGGATAGTGGCCATCTTCGTCAGGTTTGGCTCCGGGCCACTTACCGTGAGCCATGCCTGTGTCATGGCCACCTGTCATCCTCCCTTGGTAATGATGGTCAGTCATGTACTGGGGTAGGAGTCTGGAGATGTTTCTTGTAAAAGAAGAGGGTCTGCCTCTCGGTTTTATGGTCCTCTCGACATCAGGCTCGGTGCGCTCTAGGTAGTCTATCAGTTCCTGTCCTGAGAGGGTCTGCTTCAGGATGTCTGTAGCGGCTTTGAGACAAACTAGGTCGTCATTGGTGGCCTCGTAGTCTATACCTGAGCGAATTATGTTCTCGATGGAGAGTAGGTAATGACCAGCCTCTTGCTCGTAATCGTAGCCCTGTGTGATTGATTTGAGTAAATCGGCTCTGTTCCTTGCAAGAACTTCTAGCCCATCCTCTCGCACTTGACCACCTTCTCACCCCATCGCCGGTGCGTACTGTGCACATTCACTCAGACTCTGTCCTTCATGACCGGGTACTTTGCAACCCTCGTACGCATTAGCACCACACCTAGCGCAGGGGCCCATTACGGCTGGTGCCTTTCTTACTGCCACATAACCCACGTTCATCCCTCTGTCTGGTGACCGGGGGCAGGGTTATCATGTGGATTCTGATTTCTGTTCAAGGACACCAAGTTCACACTCGATGAGGATGCGCCCTTGTTGGCGACATCCTCGGACTCCAGCAGACTGTTGTTCGTGCTGTACTGCTGGTGGTAGGTATTTCCACCAGTCTCAACCATGAATTGAGTGGTCTCTGGATTGAAGTTGAACGTCTGTATCTTGTGCTGCTCGCCTTTCTTCATGTCGGCTTTCATCGAACCACATCCTGCTTTCATGCACATTCCCTTCTCCATGTCCATCTTCTTCTCGCCGCACTCGGGGCAGAGTCCCATGCCCTTCTTGATACTGCTATCGCATTGTGCCTTTTGCTTTTCTGAGCACTCGGAGTATTTCTTGCCGAAATTCTTCATGCAATACTTGTCCTTCTCACCCATGTCGGCTTTTTCTAATTTATCAGCCTTCTCAAGTAGGCTCTTGGCTCTCTTCAACAATTCATATGCCTCACCTGAGGCTGGGCTTGGTATCGGTCTCATTTCAGTACAACTCCTTGACTTCTCTCGTCTGCTCGGCCATCTCGTGGATTTCCGACCAACTTAGATTGTGTATCTCCTCATTGCTGTACTCGTTGTTATCGGACTTGATGACAGCACTGGCTTCATCGACTGGTAAGTCACCACGTAGCGGGTCATAACCGACGTCGACACTGAGTGGAGTTCTTGCTGTGACGAATCCTGCTTTCTTCAGTAGAGCAGCAGGGGAATCTACCATTCTCTTTAGTGCGGCATTCTCTGCCTTTAGAATCTGGACCTCGTTGTCGATACTCTCCATCTTGGTGATGAGAGTATTCATCAGTCTTTCAGCGCCGCCTTCTTCCATCAGTTTCACTCACCGGGTCCAACATATCTGCCGAATGTGCTTCTTGCTTTCTGCATTCGTGAATTGGTTCGTGCTGACATTATGGTTCCGGGTAGTTGAATATCCCTGTTTGCTGGGTCGAAGGATGAGCCAGATTCGTTGAAGGATGCCGTTGGAACACCATTCGCGTATACAGTCAGAGGGTCAGATGCCGCTTCCTCTGCTTTCCTGATTGCGAAAACTAGGTCTTCTTCTAGGTATGAACTGAGTTTCTTTATCTCCGACAGGTGCATTCTAGCAGCCTCGGGTTCATTCGCTTCGAGAGCCTTTGCAAAGGCCTCATTATGTACATTCATTTTTCTCGCCATAGGGTGCATCTTGAGTAAGTCCATGGTAATCTCGCCCTGCTCGTAAGCGTCACGACTTTTAATTATGCACCCCGAAACCGTCTCGCATTCATTAAAGCACGACTATTTTGCTCCTGTTGCGAGGGTTGTGGACCTCGCTGTTGAACCGATGATATTGGTGAGCCGGAGCCACCTACCGTTCGACGCTGCGGAGCGGCTGGACCTCTAGGTGTTCTGATACCCACACCCTCTCCTCCGGGTTGTGATGGTGGCATCATCTGCCTCATCATATTGGGTGGTAATTGCTGATTGAGACCGGTTGCTCCAATTGGGCCTCCTTGTGGTGGCATGGGAGGCATCTGACCCGGTGGCATACCCATGGCACCCATGGGTGGTCCACCCGGAGGCATCATGCCTTGTTGCATGGCTTCCTCGGGTGGTAGTTTCCTGTAGGAGAACCTGATGTCTCTATCTCCTTCCTCCAGTAATTCAGGCTTGTATCCGAGCATCTGCATCCTCTGAGCGAGGTTGACTTCCATCTCGTCTCTCCTGAGTCTGGTTATCTCATCCTCTTCCTCATTGGGGTAGAGGGTAATCTTCCAGTCCGTTATGCCCATCTCTCTTAGCATTCTTGGGAATAGTATGTCAGTGTACACCTTCTGACCGAACTCGACTGCTCTGTTCGTGACTAGAATCTGCATGCCCTCGTTGCCGAGTCCACCGCTCTTCCCGCTATCAACCATGAATATGCTGCTCACACCATAGTAGGCTGCTATCCTGTTTCTAATCTCATCCCTGACAGCGGTGTACTGCATCTCCTCTAGGGTATCCATGAACTTGACCCAATTCACCCCGCCTCTACCAGTCTGACTCTCAATGCCGACTTTGGGAATGTAATGAGGGTCTCTCTCCATCTTCTCGTCAACCGACTTCCAGAAGGACTTCATTGACTCTAGGTTGTCAGTGGTGACTGATATGATGCCTTTTGGTGTCCTTCTCTTCTGATATGCCGTGTACATGTAATTGTCCATCGCAGTCAGAGTCATCGCTTGCCGCCACATGGTGTTGACTGGGCTTCTGCCATACAATTTGCTTGGTGAGTACTTGCTGATATGGATGACCTCACCCTCTAGGTAATACTGAGTCTTGCCGCTACCAGCCATGTTTGCGTAGTGCGCATCCTGCATGTGATTGCCGCATACGGTGCACTTCTCTTCCTGTCCGGGGTAGGCGATTTGGTCCCTGTGAATGGGGCAGACCTTGTACCTACCACCTCTGACTCCCCTCTTGTCGGATATGATTCTCATGAAGATGGGGTCACCGCGGATGACCTCTCTTATTCTGTAGTGCTGTATCTCACCCGAATCAGGGTCGATGTAGTAGTCTTTGACTAGGATGAGGAATGCATCGTCCACCACGTTGAGGTCCTTCTCCAACTCGAACATGACTTGCATGAAACCTTGTTCCATCGAGTTCTCACCCTTCAACAACCACTTCGCGTATGTGGTCTGATGTGGGTCGGGCCCTCTCACCTCACCGCCGCAGACATCACAGACATCCAAGTCGAATTGAAACTCCTCGTCGCATTCGACGCACTTCTTCTGGAATTTTTTCTCCCAGTAATAGCCTCTCCTGAATATCTCCTGCTGGAGTTTGGAGATGACTGTTCTGAGAATCAGGTTCTCGTGTGACACCGCATATAGAGCGGGTATGGTGATACCCTGAGCCAGAACAGGCTCTTGTATGCCCGTGGTGTACAACGGCATCTGCGGCTCAGGGGTCGAACGAACCCTGAAAGGACCCCTTATTGCATCTATAAATCGGCCTATTGGACCCCTTTCTGTTTCATCAGCCATTACAATCTCTCCTGCCACTTAGCAACGTCGTCGGCACTCACGCCCCACTCTGCGAGAAGGGTCTCACTCTTTGCCTTGTCGTCGCTCCAGTTCGAATACCTCACCACTCTCTTGAGTTCCTCCTTCCTCATCGAATCATCCTCCTCTAGGAAAGCAAGCACCGCTTTTGCCTGTGTTTTCTTCATCTGTAGATGGGGCATAATCTTGTCGAGCAGTTTCCTTATGTCGCCCTTGGAGTAGAATTGCAACCTATGTTGGCTCCTCTGGCTGTCCTTGTACACCTTCTGGTCGAGTTGAAGGACACCACAATCGAGAACCTTCCTGAGTTCCTCACAGTGTAGTCTGCCTCTCGTACCAGTAGCGATGAAACCTGCTCGAGGCTCACCCCTCTTCGTTATGGTGATGTACCCATCAGCATCAAGAAACCCAGCGGCGTATGCATACGGGTCCTTGAGCACTAATCCGTCCTTGTCCATCTTGACGAAGGTGCCTCTCTGTGCCCCGTTGACTATATCCACTTCCTCACCATACAGTGACAGTAGTTTGGATAGTTTGTTCGCTGTGAGACCGGGCATCTTCTCGATGTTGTCCGATTCGAAGAGTGCTCTGGCACTCATCGGCCCGTTCATCTTCAGGAGTTTGGAGCACTTGGCTATCGTCTCCTGCTCCTTTTCCGTGAGTCTTGTCATCTGGGACAACGTGGATTTCCACATCTTTCTAGCGTCTTTCTTCATGTTCATGGAATCCACCCAAGCCATCCTCTCATCCTCGCCCCAGACATCCTCATGCTCTGCGAGCATCTTGAGAGTCTCCTCTCCCTTTCTCCAAAGCCTGCATGCTTTGATTAGACTGACCTTCCTAGAGTCGGAGAACTTCCTCAGTGACTTGAGACTCTTGTCTGACAAATCGAAATTCCTTATCTCCTTGATGTAGTCATTGGCCCAGTCTATCTCATTGAGAGTCATCTGCACTTCCATCGACTTGAGTGTCCGGACATCCTCAATCAGAGCGTCTATGTCCTGTTTCTCATCCTTGTTGTGTCTCCTCGCTTTGCGTAGCCTGTGCACTACGTCAGTAGCGGAGATGCCGAGGTTGTCCTCGAACCACCCTTCGCCACTCTTGGAGAAGTTGCTCATCTCCATACCGTCCTATTGTTATTCTCATCTTCTACGTAAGTTGTGTTATTATCCATCTATGGCACCATCCATGATGGGACTTTGCGGTCCCCTCTGAACCAGTCGTCGAAACCCGGCATATAATCATCGAGGAGCATTACTGAGCCCTTGAACTCCTTTGACGCCCAATTCGCTAGTGCTATGCTGACGGCCAAGTCGTCATGGGTACCCACGCTCTCCAACTTGCCGTTCTTCTGCATGCCGAACCTGTTTAGTTCCTGCATGACTTGGTCTGTGTACTTCCTGCTCCTCTCATCTCCGTATGGTAGTTTGATTTGTCCTTGTTCGAATGCAAGGAGGAGCGACATGAACAATGACTCTTTCTTCGTGCGTGTGGTCATGAAGACCCTGATTGGCATGTCAGAGGCTAATTCCCTCATCTCCTGCTCCAGCATCCTCTGGAAGTTGTTTCCTTCGAGTTCTATCAGGTCCGGCTTGAACCTGCTGTTGAGCATGACCATCATACGCTTTTGCGCCATCGAGGACATGCCCCTCTCGTGAACTACGTGGATTATCTCCTTGATATCGCTATCAGGCTTTATCCTCATGACGGTCATGGCTGTGAAGTCAGCGTTCTTGTCAGATGCTATGGCAGGGTCATGCCCGATAAAGTGCTGTCCGAAGACGCCATCGGCCTCACCTTCCTCATTGTAGAAGGTCTCAGCCCTGTCGAGCAAGACGAGATTAGTGTCCTTGGCCTTCTCTAAGATGTCCATTGGGAACATACTCGCAACATCGTGAATCGGCTCACAGAGATATTCACGGCTGAATTGGATTGCGGGCATGGAGAGTCGCCTCTGGTTCAGCGCTTCCAAATCCCACCTACCGGGCCAGAGAGCCTCGCCCTTCTCGTTAATCGCGGGATAAGTCTCGACCCTGAAGGTCTCCTTCTGCTCCAGTTCCGCATACAGGTCGTTGTATGAGAACGGTGTGCCGACCATCATCAGTTTACTGCTATGGTGGAGAACCGGGAGCAGGACACCGTAGAACCAGTCTGCGGTCTTGGCCAACTCAGTGGATGTGGTTCCCCAGAGGATATCGTCACACACGACGATGTCGGGGTGGAAACCACGGGTAGCACCACCGACCGACTTGGCCATCAGACGGGAGCCGTTCGTGAAGTTGAAGTACGACTTGGCCCATCTGTCACCATCATCCTTGAGATGCCTCAGTATGGGTGTGCCCTCAACGAGGTTCCTGATGAATCGCATGTGCTCAAGCGTCTGCTCTAAGGAGTGTGAGAATATCATGATGTGAGTATTGGGCTTGAAGGCCGCAATCCAGAGGGCATAGGACATGAAGAAGACGGACTTGCCATGGTCACGGGACGCCTTGACGCAGTAGTACTGGTGATTCGCAAGACCATCGTGCCATGATTTGTGGTGGTCGTTGTACATGAACTCGAGCATCTCGGTGAAGAAGTACTCGAACGATTTTTTCGCCATCTCCATGTCCATGTTGAGGATGAACTCCTCCATGTTTTCCTTGTCGGAAATGATATCACTCTCCAGTTCCTAGAGACTGTTGCTCTTTTATATCTTCAGCGAGTTTCTCTCTCTGCTTTTCTTCCATCTCTTTCTTCTCTTTTTCCCTCTTATCTTGCTGTTCCTTCATCTGGTCCATGCTTTCTTGCATCGGGTCGGGCAATGCGCTCTCTAGTTTCCCAGCCATGCCTTCGGGAGCAGGTGGGGTGGGGCTCGCAGCAGGAGGTGGGGTGAACTCGTTGAGTGTTGTCTGTCTGGGTGGCGGGGAGAAACTCGGCATCTGTTGTCTGAACTGCTGCATGCTCATGCTTGGCACACCGCTCCTTCCGTAGGCCCTTGCATCACCTGACATCATCGTCGGGTCGATGTTGCCGAGTCCTGCTTGTTCGAGTGGCGAAGGTGCAGGTGCGTTGAACATGTCCATGTTCGCTCCTTCAGGCATGGAGAAGTCCGCACTAGCAGGAGAGCCGGTTCTCTCGGCTGCTTTGGCATCTGCCGCTTGTTGCCTAGCATCCTTGATACCGCGTTGTGCGCCTCTTTCTGCTCCAAATGTTGCTGCGAAAGGTTGTGCATACTGCGCCATACCATATGCATCACCAAGAGTACCAGTTATACTAGGCGCTTGACCTTGTATGGATGCGTTGTAAGTATTCTTCAATCCAGCGAGACCCAGCATCGCAAGTGAGGGCATACCGTATTTGCCCTGAACTAAGTTGGTCATTCCCTGCGCACCCCTAGTTGCACTGTCCGCTACAGTTTGCTGCTGCTCAGGACTCATGCCTCTCATTCCCCTTAGACTGGACATCGCTGCATCCATACCTGCCCGTTCTGGGCTTATGGGGTCTCTCGGTTGAATGAAGAAAGGGCTCCCACCACCACCAACATTAGTTTGTACCATGGGGGCGAAAGATTGTACGCCTTCCGCTTTCCTGACTAGAACCCTACCCACTTACTCACCTCCGAATGCGGTCTTGACGACCTTGACGACCTTGTCGCTGTATCCGTACTTCTTGGTGATTCTGGCCCAGTCTCCTTTCGTGAAGACTATGGTGCGAACGTCGATTGGCGCTATGTCCATCTTCTTTGCCATGGTAGATATGTCTGCGTTGGACTCGACGCTCATCTTCCTCTTCGGCAGGAACTTGAGAACGTCCATGTCCCTCTTGGCATCCTCTATCTGCATCTGCTCGACAGCCTTCATCAGCCTGTCCTTCGCCACCTCTGGGCTGTCTGCTGACTTCATGTAGTCAGTGAGGAAGGTCTGGTACGGGTCTGAGACTGTCTGCTGGAACTGCTGCAACTGCTGTGGGGTGACTTGTGCTCCGGGTCTGATGCTACCGACGTCCCTCATTGTCTGCTCGACCTGCGCAGGGCTGGCCTGTGCAAAAGCCTGTCTCCTCTGTTGGAATGGTGTGAGCCTCGGGTCCATTGGGGTGGGTGATGCGACCGCCACTGGCGGTTGCGCGACAGGTGGTGGACCCCTCGGAGTTGCAGCCGGTGGGGGTCCTTGAGGTGCTCCTGCTACTGTTGGAGATGTCTGGACCGGTTGTGCTGTGGCAGCAGGGGCTGCTCTCGATACAGAGCGGATGTGGTCAGGCACACCCATCAGGCTCTGGTCCGCCATGAAGCCGCCGACGAGTTGGTTTGACACGACTGGCGCTAGGTTGTCTATCTCCTCCTGTGATGGGTTTGCTCTCCTCGGTGTGTGTCCTCTGGATATGGAGTTCATGTGAGCGAGGTACTCTATGACTCTCCTAACACTATCCACGTCAGCCATCGCTTCTTCTGATGTGTTGAGTGAGAGACCAGCCTGCTCTATCTCCTCAGGCGAGAGAGCGTCGTACCTGAAGTTGGAGTTGGCATCCGTCTCCTTGTCGACCTCTCTGGTTCCGGACATGAGCATCTTAGCCTTGATTCTAGCCGCTTGCTTCTGTGTGCCTAGAGTCCTCTTTCGCCCAGTACGCTCATCAACACTACCATACACAGGTGCCCCATAACCTACGTTTTGCAGGAAATCCTCTATCTTCTTGTCTGCCTGCTCGCCGTATCTGTCTGCATAGACATCATGAATCTGTTGGGTTATGTTCCCTTTGCGATTCGTTCTTCCGAACAACGCATGAAATGCGGGGTACTTTGCCAAATCACCAAACAGATTCATTCTCTCGTTATCATTTGACAGAAGGTAGGCAAGAGGTGTGCCTCTATACTGCTCTTTCAAATCGGTGAGTTTCATGCTCTGTTTGATTTCAGTTCCGAACTTGCTGGTATCGAGACCGAGTACGTGCTTAATGTGGTCGTTGGCCGATGAGACTATGCCTGCGCTTCCTGCTGAACGAGTCCTTGGTAGGAAGTAGGTGTCCGGTAGATGGTGTATGATGTCCCAAGAGTACAAGTCCTCGTATGCCTTCTCGTTGATTCCCATAGCATCGAAGTTCTGCGTGGATGACTGGGGTAGTCTGTCTCCCCCTTGTAGATGACCGGATGGGATGTGATACGCACCTGACATCATGGAGTTGTCCTGCGGATTCAGGATGAAGTGCAGGTTCTCGGGTCTGATGTACGGCTTGCCGACGAAAGTGAAGTCCTGTCTCGGGTTCTCGAAGCCAGCCTCCTTCATCGCCTCTTCCAACTGGTTGTGGAAGGGTATGGAGTATGACTCTAGGAACGTGCCGTACCTGTGATTCTGACCGTGGCTGTTGGTCGTGGTGGTGATGAGTCTCCCCTCTGGTCCGTAGTTGCCCCTGTTCATGACGTCTCTCTGGTACGGACCGACAACGAGTTTCCTCCACATCATGCTGTCGACGTCTGGTAGGTGGTTCTTCTCATCCGGATGTGCGGTGTTGTACCTGTCTATAGCGCTCTGCACAATCTGCTTAGGGTCACCTCTCATTCCGTTTCTGGCCATCGCCTCTCCGATTCTCCGGATGACACCATCGACACCATGAAGGTGCTCACCGCCCGACTCGTCCTTGTAGACAATCTCACCATGGTTTCCTCTGACGAAACTACCCGGAATCACCTTTCCGACACCGGGTATCCCAGTCTCCTGCTCACCATGCGCACCCGTGTGCGCGAATGCTGGCACGTCTGGTTGGTTCGGGTCGTCGTTGTGAGCATCAGCAGGTGGGTATCTCTGGATGTGGTAGCCACCACCGAAGAGGGCGAAGTTGCCGTCTCCCTTGATGAGCAGGTCACCCATCTTCCTGATTACGTAGGACTTTCGGATGACTCCTACTCTCAAGGCGTTCGTCCTCCCCTACTGGTGTAATGTCCAATGGGGTCCATGCCGAACGTGCGTGGCTCGTTGTTCGCATCTTCGGTAGCGCCCTCTGGTCGAGTGGTCTGCTTCGGGCCATTCTCTGGGTGCTTTGGAAGATTTGAGCCAGCGCCTGCTGTGTCTTTAGTGCCCATTCCCTTCTTCTTGCTCTCCTTCTGTCTGATTGCTCTCTTAGCATCAGCGACGAGTTGCCTGAGTTCTATGATATCGTATCGTGTGAGTTTCTTTTGTATCTCGCTACCCTCACCTATGGGACCGGTCATCACGCCTTGAACGGATGATGATGGTAGCCTACCGGGTCTCATCATGGGCGGTGCTGCCATCTGCTGTACACCGACACCTGCTGTTGGCATCGGCATAGGTGGTGCACCCGGCATAGGTGGTGGAGTCGGCATCGAGGGTCTCGGCGGCATGGCGGGTGGCATTATGGGTGGTATCCTGTGTGGTTTCAATGCGGGTCTCCTAGGTCTTTGAACACCCTGTAGCCTACCACCACCTGTTGCACCTGCTGCATATGACCTAGTGCCGAATCTCGCTGGGGTCGATGCTATGGTTCTGACACCGCCCATTCTCTTCCTGCCCTCTTGCTGACCCATGTACTGCCTGTACTTCTGAGGGTTTTTCGATGTAGGTTGCTTGGTCTGCACACCACGATGTGACATCTCAACTGCGAGATGGGCACGTCCCAGACCTGTCTTCTGACCGCTCTTTATTCCCCTGCTTCTCGCTTTTGCCCTTCTGGAAGTAGCGGATGCCGGGTTGACACCACCGGGTGGCATCTTGAACTGCCCGGTTGAAGGTCGAAATTTTTTGCTTCTCTCCTTCTTCTCCTTTTTCTCCTTGGCTTTGTCACCCTTGTCCTTCTTTGGCTCGGGGTCCTTGTCCGGCACGAAGCCTTGAGCCTCTTCCTTGAGTATCTGGAATGCGATTTTCATCGGCTCTCCGGTTTGAACTCTGTTGCTTTGCATAGTCAGGTACTTGTCTCGCTCCTCCGGTGGTATGTCGATTGAGCCGGGTCTGTCCATCGTAGGATGTATGTTCTGCTCCATATCGCGTATCTGACTCATGAGTCTCTCACGTTGCTCATCAGATACTTCTTTCCTGTTGGGTTGTTGAGGTGGCATGTTTGGATTCATGTCCATCCTAGCG